CACGTTTGACACTGATTTCTAATTTGGGTTGGTTATCTTGTATGCGTCTGCCGCAATTGCCGCAGTAATGCAGGGCTTTGGGAGCCATGCACGTACCTCCTTTTAGTAGGTACATCCCACTCGGTGTGGGAATACTAATACAGGTGGGGGCTGCTAGGCAACCCCCACGCTGTCGTTTATATCCAGGTCTATGCAAGTGTTGGTTTAGCCAATCTATTCCATAGCCCACGAAGTCTATGGGAAACAGGAGAGGTACTCAGAACAAGGGGGTTAGCGATCTATTAGCGACACCTATTCTCATAGGGTTAGCGTTCGAAGCCTTAGCAGCTTGCCTTTCCTAACTACTCAACGTTTAGGTGCTTGATAGTCCTTTCATTGGTTGTCTATACAACCAGCACCTTAGCCACAATCTGTGGTTAAGATACAAGCGGTATAGGCGGGCGGGGAATGTTTATGTTGGGAAGCGTCTGTTGTAATACCACTGTGCAACATTACGACTGACAAAGTTCATCTCATCTATACACAGAACAGTTGCACGCATCTGGAATATGTATGATGGGTCTTCCTCTAGTAAATCAAGCAGGTCATCTAACCCTATGTTGTCGCGATAACCTAACTCTCGTATCTCTGCAAGAAACTCACTTGTTGCTAAATACACAGGTGGATTATCACTCTTTGACATTTGTGCTCCCTACTCCAAAGATTCCAGTAACTATGTACACTGATTCTGCATAAGAAAGCATATTAGATGTCAAGTCTTCAGGATGAAACACATCATCTTTGCTGGCACCTTTCCAATTAGTATGTAGAGACTCTTTGAGACCAAAGGCAAACTTATCAACGAACTCGTCAATAGTCATATATCCGTGTTCTCTTCTGTCTTCATCTGTCCAATCTTTTGGACGCTTGTTTCTTTTACCCATTACCATTCCCTTTCATCATAGGCAAACCCTGCGTGTAAGATGTTGTTGAAGTACTCACCTCTACGGCAAATACCTGTTGCGTGTTCGTATGTCCATACAACAAATGGGTCGTAAGGACTGGCTGCTGAATAACACAGAATAATATCTGTGAACTCATCAGATGGTTTATGTGCAAGTATCATGGCACCTGATGAGGCACCACCATCGCCTTGTAATACGATACCTACCTTGAGTGTTGTTACATTACTGCTCATTTTGTATCTCCTTTTTCCATAGATTGCGCATACGCTTAGACCAGCGTTTCTTGTTGGGTAAGGAACCCGCTGCGTTGGAGCGTCGTAACTGCTGTACTCGCTTGACTCTGTCTTTGTTGGGTGACTTGCGGAACATAGGGCGCCTCGATTGTTTGTGTTGGAAACATTATCTGTTTGATAATGTGCATACATAGGTTGTATCTATCTTGCTGTGTTATCTCTTGCTTGGTTATCTTTGCCTGTATTGATAGCGTTTGCATCTTGTCTCCTTTCATAGAGATTATAGGCAATTATATTTTTGTTGCATAACACCCACGAAACTGTACTTGTCTACATTTTCAAGGCGTTTCTTGTCCATCAATGAGCCGTACATATGTACAGCGTGACTGTCCTCAGATTGTTTTATTATTGATGATGTGTGCTGAGGTAGTAAAAACTTGTAGGATTCTTCAGTAAGCACCGGATAGAACGCGTACTTAGGAAGAGCATACTTAGATAGGTCGTACTGATAAACCACATCAGTGAGTAAAACAGGTCCGTAATTAATTGGGATCCCTTTAGGCTCAAACCAAAGTAAATCATTATGCATACCTGACGAGGTAGTCTCATACATATATTGAAGCGCTTCGCTGTCTCGTGGCATTTTTAATACAGCATTGTTATAGCGCAAGCCATATTCAACTGTGTTTTCCAATGAGAACACATAGTCGTGCTGGAAATGCCAATCGTCTTTCAGGCACACCATATCCATATCAACCCAGATGTGGTCAGTCTCCATCAACAACTTGTACCTGAATAGGTCAGAAAATGGTTGCCATATGTTGTTCTTACCGAATATATGAGAAGCATCTAGTACTTCGTTAGCATCTATTACGATAGTTCCTTTTGGCACTGTGACGCTGGTGTCGTAGGTGTATAGCGTGAAGGTATGTTTGTGTTGGAGGAACGATGCGATGGTAAGCCGGCCAATCTGATTTATCTCAGAGCCATACCACATCGATGCTACATCAGCCATTGTAATCCTTTCGTGTAGGGATAAAAATGGGCGGGTGAAGGCTCCCTCAAACCTCCACCCGCCTGTGTCTGCGTATCTTGCAGACCCCTCAGATAAAACTAATCCTCAATGCTCTTGAGGGTCTGGTGAATAAGTGCTACCTGTATGCGTAGCACACCAATCTCTGCTAGTGTCTTGATACAGAACTCTTCGAGTTCATCAAGTGCTTTCATTACTTCATCCATTGACGCGGGTCATCCTTTCATCTCGTAGTGCTACCCGTAGGCGTCTAACCTCTTTGGTTAGGCGTATGTTCTCACGCCAAAATAGACACATAACTGTCATTGCACCGAGCAATGCAATCATTATGCCAAGCGTTGTTCCATTATCTAGTACCATTATGCTACCTTTCTAGTAACTAAGGAAGAGGCTGGGCTTGTATAGCCGCTTCCGTCTAACCATTTGCCAGCCCACACGCCATAAAGGCCGGGGGTTTCATTTACATACTTACTGCAAGCAGCAAGCATAGGGCATTGAGCACACAGGGCTTTTGCCTGTGCGATGCTAGGTTTATAGTCTTTCCGATCTTCAGGGAAGAAAAGGTCGGGGTCAACTTTGGCACATAACTGAGTGCCATCAAAGGGATTACACATTACTCTCTTCTTTCATAGATAGGATTGCATTAAGCAACCACAATAGTTTCTCGGTTGTCGGTGATAACTCTATTTCGTTCATTACTCTCTCCTTTCATAGATAGGGTTAGTCTTGCATCTGTATCTGCTTTAGACCAGATGTGATAGCAGGGATAGCACAAGATGTGTGCCTCATAGGCAATAGCATCATCTATCTGTGCCTTACAGTCATAACACTTCATAGCGTTAGCCTTTCTATTGCTTCTTTAACTTCTTCGTAGATTGCGCCTTTTTGGGCATAACTATTGCCACAGGTGTAGCAAATCTTCTCGGTAGGGATACCGCCAAGCATAAATGCGTCAACACCGCTATAGACTAAATCAGTGTTGTTACAAAACTTAACTGCACATTTTGTTGCCATTTTATTTCCTTTCGGTAGTTGGTTGGGTGAGCAGTTTGTATTCCTCATACTCAGGAGGCGTCCCATAAAACAGGGCAACGGCAGAAAATAGGCGGGGAAACCTATTTGTTACTCATCTTACAAGGCTTACACACATAAGCACCTGTAGATAGAGAGAAGAGGAAGATAGCCTGTGAAGGATAGGAATACTCCTTACAGACAGAACAGCACAGCCTTGCTTGTACAGACATACAGCCTCCAATGTTTGTGTTGAGCACTCTCAGATAGAGAGTGAGAGAGACACAAGGAGCAGAGACCATACACGCTCACTAAGAAGCCTCAGTCATAAGTCTTGTGTCTCCATCACTTGCTACCTGATAGGTAGTGAGAGATACATAGGAATACTTTTATGTGCTCTGCTGTTAGTGCTATGCACGACCTATGTATCCATCGCTAACTACCTGATAACAGACCCCACCCCTAGTCCATAGCCTGGTCGTACTCTCAATGATAAGAGTTGTGGGTGGGTAGTAGCCTGAATAGACTCCCAACTCCCAATGATGAGAGTTAGGAGCCTATTCGTTAGCAGGACACCGAAAATGGATACCAAGACTACTCTTGGGCGTGCTAGCAGTTCCATAGCACTGTGCGGCAGACATATGTCACCTAGGTTAATCTAGATTCCCCAGCCCGATTATGCTCATAGTTACTATGCGCATAGCAAAAGGGCGGGAGTATTATCCCCCGCCCTTCCACTACGAGCAAAGACTAGGCTACCAAAGCCTTCTCCGCGTTCGCCCGTGTCTCCTCAAGGAGCAGGGTCAATGCGCTGACCTCTGCCTCAAGGAGTTTGATGGCTTCACTAGCAGGCAAGCCTGCCTTGATGAAAGCCTCACGACCCTTGGTGATGGTCGTGATAGATGTGGCGTGTGCCTTGCCATTGGCACGGCGTGTTGCTACTGCCTCTGCTGAGGCTGCATCAACCTTGCCCTTGAGAGTGTTAAGCCCTGCAAGGACATCACCGCCCATAGCGATAACAGCAGCGCACTCCTCAGGCATCTTGTAAAATGTCTGAGTCAAGTCCTCCCACTTGGTAGGCTCTATCTGCAACTTGCCAGACAGATAGCCACCGAATACGCGGGAGGCGTTGATGGCACGCTTGTACTTGCCACCTGTGTAGATGTCAGACAACTCTGTCTTACCATTAAAGAGTTTGATAAACTCTGTGATGGAGTGAGAGGTGTCCTCTGAGTGTGAGATGATTGCCTTAGCAACCGCGAGAGTCAATGTCTTTGACATTTGACGCCTTTCGCTACCGATACAGATAGTATCGGGGGTCTCCCCGTGCCCTAGTGTGCTATGACGCACTACCCCTGAAGGGCTAGGGCTACGGGCTACACGGAGTAGTCTAGGTATCCTTTTGGGGCGATACTACTACCAGTAATGCGGGTAGGTTCTCTCCCCTCTCCTTTGTGCTGTACGCGACTATTTTAGTTGTGGCTTTTACCCCCTGCCACCCTTAAATCCCTTTTAACCCAAATGTCCACCAGGTAACGCGAGTGGTTGAGTGTATTTTGAGCTACACAGTGGCCCACCTATGTCCGATTTATCCCATCATGTGTGACTAGGATCATAGTTTGGGGAAATTTATGCGGGAATCGGGGGAACTATGATCATAGAGAGGAGGTAAAATATTTTTAGAGGTGTATTTAATGCGATACAGTGGCTAAATGTGCTATAATATTGATTAGAGGAGCTCAAATGAGTCCTCTTTTAACTAATTTATCGTCTAAGGAGATAAAAATGGCTAATATGCCTATGCAAGGAAACAATAAAGACAATCACATGGATCGTTACACTGATCCATTTGGACCAAAGAATCCAAAAGAGTGGGGTCATTACCCTAAAATCACAAAACCAGAGGTAATTACAATCAATTCGCTCTTTCCTCAGTTCAATCGCTGGGCAATTGGTTTCGATCCTCTATTTGACACCTTCAAGCACATCAGTGCTGAGGTAAAAACTGGCGGGTATCCTCCATACAACATCTACAAAAACAAGGACACATACGTCCTAGAGCTGGCTGTAGCTGGTTTTGCTAAGGAAGATATCAAGATCAGTGTCAAAGAGCTCCAGTTGACCGTAGAAGGCGAATTAGGGGCACCTCAGGAAGAAGCTATCCATAAGGGAATCGCTACCCGTGACTTCAAGCAAGAGTTCGCTCTAGCTGAGTATATCGTCGTCAAGGGTGCAGAGCTTAAGGATGGATTGCTACGAATTACTTTGGAGCAAGAGCTACCCGAGGAGAAGAAGGCAAAGGTTATTGAAATCAAGTAACTTGTGGTAGAATATTAATTAACGGACCTGTAAGTACCGCAATCTAGTAAAAGCTGGTGAGTTAGCGAAAGTTAACGGATACGCCGTAGCACTCTAAGGCGCACTGGGCTTACAGGTCCTTTATTGATCTTTAGCTCAGCGGCAGAGCCCTCGACTGTTAATCGAGTTGTCCCTGGTTCGAATCCAGGAAGATCAGCGCTGTACACACACCAAAAGTTGCCCGCCGAAAGTTTGGAAATTATGGAACAAGAAGGATTGATGTTGAATGTGCTCTGCTTCAATTGTGGAGTTATGTTCAAAGTAGAAGTAGGAACTAAGAACCCGACTGCTAGATGCAAGGAGTGCCAAGACTAATGCCAAAGTATGATTTTAAATGTGACAAGTGTGGAATCACTGTAGAGTTTGAACGCTCTTTCCATGAGGATACCCTGCCTATGTGTTCTGGGTGTAGCACAAATATGTCCCGCGTCTGGTCAGCCACACCCGCTCACTTTAAAGGTGGCGGTTGGGCCGGTAAGGAGTAGCATACTCTTATGGCAAGAGCACATAGATTCTTCTCAGATACACCTGAGTACAAAGCAGCAATGACTGCTGCCTATAAGTCTAAGTATGGAATAGATCCTCCTCCAGGTTACTTTGGTGGACGTAACGACGGAATGAACCAACTTGTTGGTAACACCTCTATTGTGGACCCTCAATTTGGTGTTGGCTATGAAGTAGTCGATCCAGCCCCATCAAGGAACAGTGGGCGTTCTAGAGCTCAAAAGCTAGGTTACAACAAAGAGCAAGAGTATTTAGTAATCCTAATGCGTGACGATACAGTTGTAGGCTACCCTGGAGTATCTCAGGGCGAATGGGATCAGCTAGGAAACTACGGCTCTACAACTGACTATATTGACAACGTGCTAGCTAGGTATACAGGTGGTATGTGGGATACTGTTACAGGAACCCCTCCGCAAAGTAACGAGCAGAGCTTTGGGCAAGGTACCATAGATTAGTCTGCTATCCTATAGCTATACAAGAGAGGGTTCTAATGACTACGCTTGCTGCTATACAGGGTGATGGCTGGACCGTAATCGGATGCGATAGTCGTGCATCTGATGAAGATGGTCGCTACATGGATTTAGCAACACCAAAAATTATTAATAACAACGGTGTACTGATAGCTGTCTCTGGTGCATCTCGTGGTGGAAATATTACACAGTTTGGTTGGAAACCACCAAAGCCACGTGCTACAGATAACTTAGATACCTTTATGACTAAAACTTTTATTCCTTCGATGCGTAAAGCATTTCAAGATGCCGGCTTTGAAGGTAAGGAAGATGGAGACGCAGCATTTCACGACTCTAACCTTCTAGTTTCGGTTCGTGGTGTTATCTACCCGATTTTTAATGACTACTCTTGGGATAGAGAAGCCCGCCGCGTTTATTACGCAGGTAGCGGTGGAGATATTGCTTTGGGCGCTTTAGAGGCTCTTAACTATGAAAAGGCAACTACTCCAGAGGCCGCAGAAAAAATTCTGCGAAAAGCTATAGAGGCTGCTATAAAGCACGATATATATTCTGGTGGTAAGATCATTACACAGGTACAAGAAGCTTAATTTCTGTCATTATTGGTCAGTCCAATCCCGGACACTCACATTGATCAAGTGAAGGAATACAAATGGCAACAAATAACAATGGAAACTTGTTGGATTCATCCGGCAACGTATTCGTAGACTTCGTATGGGGAAACTTCCCTATGCAACCAAATGATGACCGTACAGACGGAACAGCTGTTGAGGTTGTAGCAAACAACGCAACTTACAACAAGCAATGGACTGGACACTCAGTTTACCCAAGTGCACGTCTTAACGCAGCTCTTGACAGCCACGCAATTGCAGAAGCAGACTGGGCTGGATATCCAGCATTCGTAGCTGCAGCAGGTAACTATATTGTTACAGCAGTTTCAGGTGACGGCACAACAGTTTCATACACATCACAAAACCAGCTTGCAGCAGGAGACGTTGTAAATATTACAGGACTTACAGCTTCAGCTTACAACCTATCTTCAGCTACAGTCGCTACAGCTAACAAGCTTGGCTTCACAGTAACTAACTCAGCTAACGTTGGTTTGATTACAGGACAGTACGGTAAGGTTCAGTCAACAACTGCTCTTTCAGCAGCTGATGGCGCAGGAATTGCTTACATCAACGTACCTTCAGTAGTTGGTGAAACACTAGCTAATGCTCTTGATGAGCTTAAGGATGCAGGTTACGAAGCAGCTAGCATTACAACAGCAACAGCAGCTACAAACGCAGCTTCAACAATCACAGCAGTTTCACGCACAGGTACAACAGCAACAATCACCTCAACAGGTGCTGGTGCAAAGTACCCAGTTGGAACAAAGATTACAGTTGCAAGCCTTGTATCACCAGATACAGCTCTCAACGGTACTTGGACAGTTACAGCAGTCGCTACAAACACAGTGTCATTTACAACAACAACTTCTGGAGCACTTTCAACAACAGGTCTTTCTGTTGCTGGTCTCACAGGTGTTGCTGGAACAATCAAGACACAGTCAGTTGCAGCTGGTACAGGTTCAGTGGCAACAACAGCAACAATCACAATTACACCGTTTGCAACAGCTTCATAAGCTTAAAGCAAATAAAAGAGCCGGGAGTTCACGCTCCCGGCTTTTTGCTTTAGTGAGACAATAATTCTATGACTCAGGTAATAGAGGCTTCAAAGCAGGTGGAAGAAGGACGAGTTCAGTGTGACCAGTGCTCGGCTAGGGCAGTGTGCGGGGTAGATCTGCCGTATGGGTACCTATCTTTCTGCCAACATCACTATAATAAGAACGCCCAAGCGCTTACAAACCAGGGTGGAGTTGCTAGAATTCTGGGCATATACGAAAAAGAAATGGGATCCGTATGAGAAATATGAATCAGAACGTTACTCAAGCAGGGTCAGGTGCTGGGTTTAACCCACTAGGCATGGTGCTGCGAAGTTGGCAGCGCAAAAAAGAAATCGACTACCGTTTTGGAAAAGAAGGCGAGTTGATGCTGCAGGGGCACGAGCTTGCTAAAGAACGCGATACTCATAGAGCTATGACAAACGTAATAGCAGAGGGTTCATCTAAAGCTATAAGCAATTATTTTGATACTACTCTTGAAAACACTAAAAGCGGAAACAAGATTAAGCAAACAAAAGAAGCTGGTCGTCAAGAGCGTATCACTACAACACATAAAGGCAAACGTGCTACTAAAGATCTAGAGACACAAACCGCAGGACTGTACGCTAACTCTCAAGATCCTTCTACAGGTATTTCCCCATTAATGTCTGCACCCGGAAGATTGCAAAATATTGGTCCTCTACTAAAAGGCAACCCACTATTAGGAGTTAGCGGAGGTAATGCAGGTACTAAGACAGAAACTCCTGCTGCTGATGGCGGTAAAAAACGAGGACGCAAAACTAAGGTTGCACCTATTGCACCGCAGGTAGGAACAGATGCTACACCTGATAAAGGAGGGTGGCAACAACCAGAGTTACCTTTTGGTGATAATCCAACTGGACCAAGCACTGGTTCACCAGAAGTTACTGCACCAAAAATTAAAAAAGCTAGGGCCCCTAGAGTTAAAAAAACAGGAACAGATGGTGGAGTATAATGGCTGAGCGTGGTAAAAAAGTAAATAAGAACAATCCTGCTAATCGTGCTGCTCGCAGAGATTCAAAGAAAGCTGCTAAAGCAACTAAGGTAGAAAAAGTTGTTAAAGCAACAGAGGGTATTGCCCCACGTACGCCAATTGAAGTTACTTTAGGTGGAGGCAATGTAACAAAGAAGTGCGCAACTTGTGATGTAGATCTTAAAGGTCCAGATACAAAACACGATGCAAAAAAGCATACAGTTCAGTCTGGTCCAAATAAAGGTACAGAGGTTAGCTTTGATCCTGCTACAGGTGACATTAAGCAAGATACTCAAGCCTACACACTAAATACAGCTGAAGATCTTGGTAAGAGTGGGCAAGGAAGAGTTAGTCGAGGAGTTAAGAACTCTATCGCAAGACTTGATGAAAAAGATATTGCAGAAGCTCGTCGTGAGAAGACACCTTCAGAACAAGCAGCAGTAGATGCAGCAGCAGCAGGTGTTACTGTAGAAGAGCTTGTAGCAATTCGTGCTGGTAACGCAAGCTTTGTTAATCAAAAACCAGAACAAGAATCTAAATTTGAACCAGTTAACATACCAGTTGCTGACATGGATCAACCTAAGGGCAGTTGGTCACCAAGCACAAGTACTGGAATCTTTACTCCTGCTCCAACAGGAGCGGTTCGTGGTAACCGTGCTCAACCTGCATCACCTGCAGTTCAAGAAAATACTGAAGGACGTCTTGCTTCAGGCATGGGTTTGCCAGGTATGCAAGAAGGCACACCTTCAGAAATCATTAACCACCCTGTACACGGAGAGATGGAAGTACCTGCAGATATTGCACGTGCACATCGCCTCTATGATTTAGATTGGCAAAAGAACTCAGGTAGGGCTAATCGTCTTGCAGGACTACAAGGTTCTGAAGATTACGCATCTCCTTTTGCTCACAAAGGCGGTCACTACGAACGCCTAGGTCGTTTACAGGCCGCAGGAGAAAACCCAGATGATATTTCTACCTATGCTCGTAAAATGAAGATGACTGAGTATGATGTTGTAGAAAGTCGTCACGCTCTTTTGCAAGATAAAAAAGATTCAGCTACACCTGTCAACTACGGCATGCAACATCTGCATGAAAACGATACTTTTACACATCCTGAAACAGGAGCAACTCATCCTATTAGTGAGTGGTCTACTGTTCACAACATGCCTATAACAGGCGAGGGGTTACCAGACCTTACTGCAACAAAAGGAACCAACACATCTGTTTATAAAGATAGTCGTGGTAACCTGCAAACTACTGTTCCTACACATATTGGTTGGTGGAAAACCCCAACTGATGGAAATTCAGGACGTGAAAATTTAGCTCAACGACCAGGTAATTGGAGCTATCGATCTAGCGTTCTACCTTTAGACGCTAACCCACAAACTGCTCCTATGCCTGCTTATGACTATACTCTTCAACAGACACGTGAAGCTCTTCCTATGGGATCTAAGCAGAGTCGTGCAGAAATTGGAGAAGCTGCTCGAGCTATGGCACAGATTGCAGCTGCAAGCGGTGTTTCTACAAAAGGTAGAATAAGTAGTACTCAAATAACTGATCCAACTACAGGTCGTGCACTTGATGAGCCTAAAAAAGTAACTACAGAACCACAAGATACTTTCAAGACTACAGACACACCTGCAGAAGACACAACAGTCTACAAGCGTAGTGGTCGCGGTAAAAACGTAATTAAAGATGTTAGCCACCTAGTTTCTCAGCAGCTGGCCGCTACAGTTGGTAGCGGACCAGTAAGTGGTGTTGGAGAAGCTGCAAGAGATGTTAGATTTGGTGCGGCTCCTCGTACTCCTGGACAACGAGTAGACCCAGCATATTTGGGTAGAGCTGATGAGGATGTAGCAATTCCTACAGAAACGGCTACTTTACAATCTACAGCTACAGATGGCGCATCAGCATTTCAACCTGGAAAGAAAGTAGTTGCTGGCACAGCGGCAGAAAATACAGCTCTTAGCGAAAAACTTCGTGATCAAGATGAAAACACCGGTTCAGCTGGTGGACGTGGATTTGGTTCAGTTGATAATACTAAACCTACAGAAATGCCATCATATCGTGTAGATCATGTAGGCAACCCTATCCCTAACCCACCCACAGTGGGTGTTAAGGGTGCTAAGCGTTTATTTGTTAGAAGTCGTACCGCTACAGGTAATATGATGCCAAAGCCTCTTCAAAAGTTCTTTGAACCTGTAAGTGCCCCAGCAGATGGTGCAGAAGGTCCACAACCAACTACAGGATCTCAAGCAAGACCTGCACGAAGAAATAAAAGAACTAATGCGATTATTACGGAAGAATTGCCTTTAATTCCCGGTCATACAGCATACGCTACTCCTTTTAGTCCAACACAGGCTCCTTTGACAGAGCGCCAAGAGTGGATTCAAGCAGCTATGCCTACAGGTGAAGCTCCTGCTCTAAGCAAGCCAACAATGACATCTACTGAAGCTAGCAAGTACAGCCGCATCAATTTGGAAAAGAAGCCTAGTACTGCTGTTCAACCTATGCTTGATTTTGGTCAACTAGAGCGTGAAGAAGAAAACGCACGTGCTGAGGCTTCTAAAGCTAATTTTGGCGTAGATGTTACTACTGGTAAGAAGTTTAAGCGTAGCGGACAACAATGGGGATTCTTAGATCAACGTTGGATTGGAAACATTGGTAGTACCGACGCAGATCTAGCAAACAACGTTTCACAAGAGAATCGCGCTAAAGGTAGCGAACATCCTCGTGCAGTAGTTCCTGCTCCAGGTGGTCTTCCTAAGGCAGGTCCTAGATCTCCTAAGTCTGCACCAATTGATACTGATGGTGCAGGTCCTGCTGCCACACGTATTCTAGGTGATATGGCTGGAAGCCAGCAAATCATGGAAGCAGCAGCAAAAGCCCGCGAGTTTAACGCTGGGAAATAAAAATGTCTATTAACGAGACGTTTTATTCTGTGGTTGCTGAGTGCTTAGTAGAGGGGCGCTTGCCTAAAAACTTGCGCTTAAACGCACATGAGTACGCTGATTTTGCACACGGTTTAGAGCCTGATCAAGGTGGAGACCATGCGATTACTAATCAGCGACATGGACGATCTTCAGGGAGCAACAACTAATGGGGCGCAGAAAATCAAAACCTCGTACACCAGCAACAGGGTTGCAAAAGCTTGTTTCTGAATCCCCTTTTGTATGGGATCAGTATCGCCTAGGGCATACCTGGGATTGTACAACCTGCGGAGAAAAGATATTTAACTCCAATAACAGTGGGCGTGTAGGGCTTTCTCAGTTCTCTATGGAAAACAATACCCGTGGAATTAGTCACAAAGCTCAGCTACACTTAGCTAATGGGTGTGCAGCAGATGATAAAAAGCTGCCTGAACGTAAAGACTTGGATAATTAATGAGTACAAAATACTGCAAGAACTGCAACCATGAAATGGATATGACAGTGTGTGTATCTAACTTGTGCCGTTGCGTTTGTACAACGAATGGGGAAGCATAATGCCTAAAACAGCTGCGTGGCAACGTAAAGAAGGTCAGAACCCTAATGGAGGACTAAACGCTAAGGGTAGAGCTTCTGCTAAAAAAGAAGGGCATAATCTTAAGCCTCCTGTAAAAAAGGAAGAGGCTGCTAAGTCTGAGAAGTCTGCTGCACGTCGTAAGTCTTACTGTGCACGTTCTGCTGGACAAGCAAAGAAGTTTCCTAAGGCAGCTAAAGATCCAGATAGTCGTTTAAATAAAGCAAGAAGGGCATGGGACTGCTAATGGCTACAAAGGGTCCGTGCTGGGATGGTTATGTACAGGTTGGTATGAAGATGAAGGGCGGCAAAAAAGTCCCTAACTGTGTACCAGAAGGTTCAGGCAAAGATAAAGTTAAGAAGCCGACTAAGAAAGCTAAAAAGTAATGGCGACTAAGAAAAAAGAAGTAGCTGGCGGTAAAGAGTACAAAGGCTCTGCTGCTAATGGCGGCCGTAAAATTATTGTTGAACACTATAAAGATAAGTCAGGTAAGTGGCATACTACCTCTAAGAATGCTGCTCGTGCTAAGTACGAAAAGACGCACGGAAAGCTAGCTAGGGGTACAGACGTAGATCACAAGAACAATGACCACGATGATGATTCTGCTAGTAACCTTAGACCATTAAAGCATGGCAAGAATACTGCCAAAGAGAATAAGCGCAGAGCTGGAAAGAAGTAATCATGGGACAATTTGATAGCCAAAGCGTAGGATTACAACCTGTAGGTAGAATAGGACTAAGTAATAGCGACCGAGGAGTAGGTTTACCTGAGCGTACAGAACCAATGTACGTGGAAAACAAGAAAAAAAATAAGCCTAAAACTGCAGCTGCCGGTTCTCCACCTCCAAAGAACCCACCAAAAAATCCACCAAAGGGCCCTAAAGATAAAGATAATAATAAGAACCCTAAAAAGAACGGATATTTAGATAAAGGTAAGAAGTAATGTTCGATAAGAATGAACTAGAACATATAGATGCTTTTAAAAATGGAAACCGTTTTGAAACTGATATGGGCCACGAAGATTGCCTTAGATGTGACGTAGTAACCGGTAAGTATGGGGCAAATAGGGAGCACGAGTTTTTAGAGTTTGATCACAAAGAAGGTAAGAATGTTCCTAGAGATCTAGGACATGGTGATTGCCCACAATGTAGGGCAGGAAGTGATCATCTAACTCTTAATATGTTAAAGAACGCTGAAGTTAGCGTAAACGAAGACGGTTCCATTAAAGCAACTTATAAGAAGTAATAAAAAAGGCCCCAGTTACGGGGCCTTTTCTATTTACTTAGGAAAGTCTTTTAGCCACACCGTTACCGCTGTTTCAGAAGCTGTTCCATCGTATGCGTCTGGACCTAATCCCCAGGACCCAAAGTTTTCTCCACGACTAGTCATGTAGAAAGCGGCTTGGGCGTTGGTTACTGGGTCTAAGAGTTCAGCATTAGATTTAATACCAAATTTTTCTCTTCGGTCTTCCCCAAGGCTTCCCAGCATATTAATCTGGAATAGCCCATAGGAGTTGTCTCCGGTTGAGGACGTTTTATTGTGGGAACCTGCGTTTCCTCTGGATTCTCGCATAACTACTGCCCAAGCTAGCTTTAGGGAATATCCCTCGAAGCCAACTAGTTCAAGCATGTCTGCAAGGTCCGTAGGACTAAACTTAGTCATTTCCCGATACTTATCTAGAGGATCAACTACCTCCACTGGGGTAGTGATCACAGTGGGCGTATCAGCCCGATTATATACCGCATAGGCTTCATTTGTGGTAACTATGCTTAACATAACCGCCATCAAGATTGCTTTTGCTTTTAAAAGGATCTCTTCATTAATAATCACACTATCTCCTAGGCTAGAAGGCCAACCCGAATCTCTTATCTACTGTCACTAGATAAAAAATAGCTCAGCGTCTGTCTGCCAAGCTAGTTGCAACCCTTTTGTTACGTAGTTAGTGTTGGGGGTTTTACTCCCCTATTCAATATTCTACCAGTAAATACAGGCACCTAGCAACATAGAGTCTGGTATGATGTGTACTTATCTTATTAAAATATGCATAAAGGAGCTAAAAATGGCAAAATGTGTAAACTGTGAGCGAGATGGCGGATATTTAGTAGAGAATCCTGGCGCAATGCCTCAGGTGTACTGTGATAAAGATCTCCCTTCTTTCTTTAATAAAGCTAACTTACCTGCTCATATTACGGAGATTCCTTTAAATCATCTTCACGACACTGATGATGAAGAGATGAAGCACAAGGCGCTGCCTAAAAAGCACCGTACTAAGAACATCACTCTGGGAGAAGAAGATTTAGCTAAAGCAGCAAAATTAGCTGAACAAAGTAAAGAGGCAAATCCTGGGCTAGAAGCCGCAATTGCTGAAACGGCTGAGTGGCTTTAATGCGCATTGAGAGGGTAATAACAAAGCAAGGACATCCAGTACCAAAAACTGCTGGATATGCAAAAGGTCCGTTTCCAGCGGAGATTTACATGCCTACTGAAATAATCGTTGATTACATACCTTTAGATCAGGACACTCCTGTAGGTGCCACCGCTCAGAATAATTTTGTAGAGCCTCGTCAATTTAGGTGTAAAATATGTACTGAGATTATGTTTGAGCACAAAACGGCGGACCACATATGCGAGGGTATTGTTAATGGCGAAAACTCATGATGTAGGTAACTTTTATTGGCATACTATGGTGTATCCAGTAAAACCACCTGTTATACTCGATAAAGCAGAGACTCAAGAAATAGACGGAAAATATAGAGGCGGACATGGTTGGGCAATACGACTTCCATTTACAAGACTATCAATTGTTGTAGGAAAGTGGACAGCCACTTTTAGTGAAAGCATGGCTTTAACAAGAGCTATCAATGGACGAGCTATAGAAGAGAACTCGTTTGATTGGGATACAGTAAGATACGGGGCAGAATATGAAGATCTTTAAAAGTAAAAAAGTTCGTGAGCTAACAAAAATTGAACGAAGAGTAAGTAGTTTATCTAACTCCGAGCTTCTCGGTTGGACAGATCAAATTATGTTCACACTAGGTCGAAACTTATCGGCTTGGGCTAAGAGTGGAAACGAATACACCCTAGAAGAAGCCCGTGTTGGAGCTGAAGCGCTTCACGCTATTCTGGAGACTTTAAGTAAGAGAGCGGTTAAGTGAGCGATTTAGATGAAGATCTAGAAGAATTTGATGCCGAAGACGATATTGATGCTGAAGAGATAGGTTTAGACGAGCCTGAAGAAGAGCTGTCCGAACTATCAAAAGAATTTGTAAAAGTACTTGTAGACAAAATTATGCAGTTTATGGAGCTGTTGGTCGGACATGAGCTTCATAACTATCAGAAGCCTCTTGCACGTCGTGTTATTGAGTCAGTAATTATTAATGATGGAGAAGAAGTTACAGCTCTTGCTTCTCGTCAGTCAGGTAAGTCTGAAACTATTGCTAACACGGTGGCAACTCTTATGGTTATTCTTCCACGTCTAGCTATAATGTACCCAGATTTGCTAGGTAAATTTGGTGATGGTATCTGGGTGGGAATGTTTGCCCCCGTACAAAACCAGGTAGAAACCCTATACGGGCGTACAGTATCACGACTTACTAGTGAGCGTGCTATGGAGGTCTTTGGAGATCCTGAGATAGACGATATTCCAACAAAGACTCCTGGAGTAACTAAGAATATTAAACTTAAGAAGTCTGGCTCTACTCTTATGATGATGACAGCTAACCCACGAGCTAAGATTGAATCTAAGTCTTTCCATTTAATTATCATTGATGAGTGTCAAGAAGCAGACGACTTTGTAGTGTCAAAGTCTATTGCCCCTATGGGTGCGTACTATAACGCTACTATTGTTAAAACAGGCACACCTACTACACACAAGAACAACTTTTATCGAGCTATTCAATTAAATAAGCGTAGACAGATGGGTGCACGAGCTAAGCAAAATCATTTTCAGTGGGACTGGAGAGATGTAGCAAAAGTGCAAACTAACTACGAGAAGTTTATTAGAAAAGAAATGCTACGTATCGGAGAGGACTCAGACGAGTTCCAGCTCTCATATAACTGTAAGTGGTTGCTAGAACGCGGTATGTTCATTACATCCTCAATTATGGATGACCTTGGTGATACCTCACAAGAACTTGTTAAGAGCCATTTCAGATCGCCTGTTGTTGTAGGAATTGACCCGGCTCGTAAGATGGACTCAACAGTTGTAACTGTTGTGTGGGTTGACTGGGATAGGCCGGATGAGTTTGGCTATTACGATCATAGAGTTCTAAACTGGTTAGAGATTCAAGGCGATGACTGGGAAGAGCAGTATTTTCAGATTCAACAATTTTTATCTAACTACGACGTGCTAGCTATTGGTGTAGACGCTAACGGTGTCGGAGATGCTGTTGCACAGCGACTAAAGATCCTTATGCCAAGAGCTGAAGTTATATCTGTTACTTCTAGCCCATCTGAACAATCTAGACGATGGAAGCACCTTCAAGCACTAATCCAACGTCAAATGGTTTCCTGGCCCGCACATGCTAAGACAAGGCGCCTACGAATTTGGAAGAAGTTCTATCAGCAGATGACTGATGCCGAGGTTCAGTACAAAGGCCCTAACTTTCTAGTGGCTGCTCCTGATGAGGCGCACGCACACGACGATTTTGTGGATTCTTTAGCTTTAGCTTGTTCTTTGACCCAAGAAATGGTTATGCCTACTATTGAAGTAAGCGCCAGCCCTTTCTTTTAATTATTGTATTTAAGGTGACAAAACGCCCTACAGGCGACAGAATTAAGCCTGAGGACCTCAATCCCAACCCTATAGGAGAATAAACAATGGCAATGGAAAATATTGCACCAACACCTCAGTTCCCTGAGCGTGAAGGCTCATCTTATGAGCGCAAGTTCAGCCCAGCAACAGCTGGTCTTCGTGGACCACTTCGTTTCGAAGAAGGTATCGCAACAGATACAGACGTTCCAAATGATTTCCAAGTTGGTTTAGATCAGGGTTACGACACACCAAACGGTCGTCCTAACCACAACCTAAACGTAATGGAAAAGTACGCAGAAGAAACAATGAAGCAACGTGCTCACGTTGGTTCTGCTTCATGGGTAGAAGCACCAACATACCTTGGCGAATTCGCACAGGGTAACTTTGGTGATCACTCTCAGATTGTTATCGAAGAAGTTGTGCGCTCAGGTGGCCGCTATGGTCGCATGAACCCTGCTTCAGTCAACGACTAATTACTGTATACTAATGTTGTCCCCGGTCGCAAGGCCGGGGATAATATAGGGGAGAACCATGGCTAATGTTGATAAGTATCTTTTGCAACACGAAGCAATTGTGAATCAAGCTAAAGCATTAAAGGGTTCAAACAAAAGAGGAAAAGGAACATCACCGGAAGCTAATAAATATATTAGTCAACAGTGGGCTCTTGTTGGCGGTAACGCACCACAAAGTTTAAGAGAAGCTGATCCAAAAGATGTTGATTGGAAAAAAGTAAAAGAAGATCGACAAAAAGAAAAAGTAGCACGCAAAAAGCGTGAGACGAAGAAAAAAGGATTCGTAGTTTGAGGGCAAACATGATAGGAAATAATTAATGGCCGGTGGTATTGATTTCAGTCCTCCGTCGTATAGAGCGGCGTCGAGTGATTTAACTATCTCAATTTCTCCACTAGGTCTTGTAGAACTAGCTGATGAAGAGTTTGAAGTACACGGTCCACGCTTAAACCGTTACTCACTTAACTGGGCAATGTATCTAGGCCATCACTGGTCTTATCGCCGTGAAATTGGCGAATCACAGATGGTGTATAACTATTACCGCGCATTTACAGATTTTGTTATTAACTTTACATTTAGTCGCGGAGTTCAATTCCGTAGCCCAGTAGCAACTGAGGCGATCATCCCAGATATTCTAAAGAGAGTTTGGGAAATCGATAACGATAAAAAAGGCGTACTTTGGGAAATTGGTCAGCAAGGCGGAGTGTCTGGTGACTCATTTGTTAAAGTAGCTTACGAAGAAGCATACGCTGACTCTATCGGTCAGGTTCACCCTGGACGAGTTAGAATCCTTCCACTTAACGCCTCATTCTGCTTCCCAGAATTCCACCCACATGATCGTTCCCGTCTAATTCGTTTTAAACTTAAGTATCGCTTTTGGGGTACTTCTGTTGAGGGAACACGCCAGGTATATACTTACACCGAAATCTTGACTGATGATCGCATTGAAGAATACATTAACGACGAGCTTATTGACTCTCGTCCAAATCCAATTGGCGTTGTTCCAGTCATTCATATTCCTAACGTACGCGTCTCTGGATCCCCATGGGGACTAGCTGATTGCCACGACGTTATTACGCTAAACCGTGCCTACAATGAAACAGCAACAGATATTGCTGACATCATTAACTACCACGCTGCGCCAGTTACTGTTATTACAGGAGCTAAAGCATCTAGCCTTGAGAAGGGCCCTAAGAAGGTCTGGGGCGGTCTTCCTAAGGACGCCCAGGTATTTAACCTAGAAGGCGGTGGACAGGGCTTACAGGGCGCTATGGAGTACCTAAAGGTACTTAAGACAGCCATGCATGAGATGATCGGTGTTCCTGAAACAGCACTTGGTCAAGTACAACCTATCTCTAATACATCTGGTGTTGCTCTAGCCATTCAGTACCAACCTCTGATGAATCGCTACCAACAGAAGCTTGTTCAGTATGGAGAGGGCCTAGAGCGTATTAATGAGCTGGTGTTAAGAACTCTTGCATTTAAAGAGCCAGAGATGTTTATTTATAACCCACAGTTTAACGGGCCAATTAAGCCAAATCAAATGCCTCAGTTAGACTTAGCTAGCCCACTAACATACAAGACCATGGTCCATTTCCCACAACCTTTGCCTCTAGATAAGCTGATTGTTTTGAATGAGATTCAGATGAAGATGCAGCTTAACCTAGAAAGCCGCGAAGGTGCTTTGCGACAGCTTGGTGAGGAATTCCCAACAGAGAAGCTAGAAGAAATTCGTGCAGAGCTTATTCAAGATGCTAAGGCTGATGGAGCTGTTGCTTTAATTAAGCAGCAAATTAACTCAGCAATTACATCGTTAACAGGCATGATGCCAGATGGTACACTTCCTCCAGGGGCTGCTCCAGGCGATGGAACGGGTCCAGGACCTCTTGGACAACCAGGAGTAGTAACTCCATTTGAAGAACAAACTTTGGCGCAGATGCAAACTGACCTTGTTACAGATGCCTACGGAACTAAGATTCCGCAGTGGCGTTCAAGTGATGAGTCCGGTGGAGCAGATCCGTTCAAAGGCTCAACTTCTTAACTTTTAGGCTGTAAATACTATAAATATTTGACAGACTATATACCAAACTAAACCTCAGGTCATCGTGGCACTTATTCGGACAACGACCTCTTAAACCTAAAGGAACAATTATGTCAGAACAAGCATCTCCAGTTGTAACTGATGCAGTGGCTCAAGAAGCTTTTCACATGGAAGCTAAAGGAACCCCAGCTCCTACAACAAATGAAGCAGTGGCCTCTTCACAGTTCGTAGAACAGAAGAGCTACACAGAAGATGATTTAAAGCGTGTACGTGAGCAGGAAAAAGGAAAGCTCTACGACACAATTGAATCTCTTAAGGGAGAAGTAAATCTTCTCGCTAAAGATCGTGAAGAACGTTTAGCTGAAGCAGAACGCCTCCGCAAAGAAGCAGAGGAAGAAGCCCGTAAGAAGGCCGAGTCTGAAATGGATACACGTGAGCTTCTATCACTCAAAGAAAAAGAGTGGCAAGATCAGCTTGAAGAAGTACGTAAAGAAAACGCACGCAATCTCGCGTTAGTAGAGCGTGAACGTCAGTATGCAGCTCTTACAGAGTATCGTACACGTCGCGTTCAGGAAGAACAGGATAATATTATCCCTGAGCTTGTAGATCTAATCTCAGGAAATACTCCTGAAGAGATTGAACAAAGTATTACTGGACTTAGAGACCGATCCTCTAAGATCCTAGATTCAGCATCACAGGCTATGCAGAGTGCACGTCGTGAAATGACAGGTACTCGTCCAACATTGCCTCCAACCATGGAAAATAATTCGGACCAACAACAGTTCTCAGCGGAACAAATTGCCGCTATGTCGGTTACTGAATACGCAAAGGTTCGTGATCGTCTCGGAATGGGACGTGGCACGGACAAAGGAATCTTTGGTTAAAAACTAAATAGCAATTACACCCCCTCAAACATATATGAACAAGGAGTAACACCGACATGGCATCAGCCGTAACAGGTACCGGCAATCTAGCCGCAGCACCTACAGCATACTCTGGCTCTAACAGCCAGCTAACACAAGCAATTCAGACAATCTGGTCAAAGGAAATCCTTTTCCAGTCAATGCCAATTCTACGCTTCGAGCAGTTCGCTGTTAAGAAGACAGAATTAGGAGTTGCACCTGGTCTCCAGATCAACTTCATGCGTTATAACAACCTCGGATCAGCATCTTCACTAGTTGAAGGTGTCCGTATGTCAACAAACGCACTAACAGCACAGCAGTTCTCAATCACAGTAGCAGAGCACGGCTTTGCAATTGCTGTATCAGAGCTACTACTTAACGCATCATTCGATGACGTTATGGCATCAGCTTCACGTCTTCTAGGACGTAACATGGCCCTATACCTTGATGGTCAGGCTCGTGACACACTAATGGCCGCTTCATCTGTAATCTACGGTGAAGATCGCTCAGGTCTATACTCAACATCTTCAAACGCTGCTGGTAACAACCTTTACGCATACGGTACAAACGGTACATCACGTGCTTCAATGACAGGTAACTTCAACCTTTCAACACGTACTGTTAAGGACGCAGTTGAGACACTTGCAACACGTAACATTCCTCGCCTTGGTGAGACTTACGTTGCGTTCGTTCACCCACACCAGAGCCGTAAGCTTCGTGACAACTCAGAGTTCATTGAAGTAACAAAGTACGCAGCTCCAGGTAACTTCATGCTAGGTGAAATTGGTCGTCTATACGACACAGTATTCATCGAAACAACTCAGATCGACAAGGTAACAAACGGTGCAGGTACTAACTACACCACTGATACTGCAGTTGCTCCAGAGTCAATCGTCTACCCAACTGGTGGTGGATACACAACTCCTGTTCGCAAGACAGGTAACGGTAACGCAGACCGCTACTCAGCTATCTTCATTGGAGATAACGCATTCGGTCACGCAATCTCTCTTCCAGTAGAACTCCGCGATGGCGGTATTCTAGACTTCGGTCGTGAGCACGCACTTGCTTGGTACGCAATCTACGGTCTAGGTCTGATCACAGATCAGTCTGTAGTTATCGCAGAAACCAACTAATTCAACACAGTGGCCTGGGGGGGCGCAAGCTCCCCCAGCTACTTTCAAACTAAACTACAAGGAGAACACAAATCGTGTCAAAAGCAAAAGTATCAGATGTCACAGGACGTCAAAGAGAAGAACAACTTAAGGCAGTGGCTGAGCAGCAAGCTGCGCGGGCAAATGAAATTTCAATGGCAACAAGAGTGCAAGAATATAAAGATGAGGTAGAAGTTACAGACCTCACAGAAAACCCAGGAAACCCAACTATCATTGACGAAGTTGAAAGCGTAGGGGTTTCTCTGGCAGATGACCAGGTTGTTATCCGTGTTGCGGAAACACTAGAGATGATGGCATTTGGCGCAGGTAATTACTATTCATTCCAAGCTGGTAAGAAGTACAAGGTTTCTAAAGATCTTGCTCGCCACCTTGAAGAAAAAGGTTACTTGTCAAATAGATTGTAAGAGGACCTAGTTTTCCTCTAAAGACCGCTCAACTCCGACAACCGCCCTCCTGTCGGAGTTGAGCCTTTTAACCTGACTAATTTCATATTCTATTAGATGATTAGCACATTACCTATATGGAGGATAAATGACTGCCTCAGTACAACAGCTCTCAGAAAGACTAAGAGCAGAAATTGGCGACACAGCCAGAGCGTTTACTGACTCCTTTACTGGTGATGGAACAACTGTACGTTTTCAGCTTACAACTTACCCTGTTCAAGGGTACACACTTGTTATAAAAGTAAACGGTGTGGACAAGTCCTCATTTGTAACCGTGGAAGAAGGCACAGGGGTAATTACCTTTGCTTCTACCCAGGTTCCAGCTAACGCATCTATTATCAGCGTAGTAGGTCAGTCATATAGATATTTCACAGATTCAGAGATCTCATACTATATCAACACAGCTTTTTTTCAACACGCAGCTCACACTACAGATCCTAACGGTTCACGAGTAAGCCAAGTAGCTCTGCTTCCAATTATTGATGAGTACCCTCTAGTTCTTTTGGCCTCAACTATGGCCCTTTATACCCTAGCTACAGACTCAGCTTTTGATATTGATATTATCTCACCTGACGGTGTTTCTATCCCACGTTCAGAGCGTTTCCGTCAAGTCAATGAGATGGTAGAGATTCGTAAGAATCAATACAAAGAGCTTTGTACTATGCTGGGTGTTGGTATGTATCGTATTGAGGTTGCAAGCCTACGTCGCATTAGCCGTCGTACAAACAAGTACGTACCAATCTATCGTCCACAAGAAATCGACGATTGGTCTTTGCCAGACAGAGTTACCTTACCTATGCCGGACTACGGGGACATCACTCCTCCTACTCAAGTGCTTACAAGAGATATATCAATGTACTCTGGAGACGACTTCACTATGAGGTATCAGTTTGGGTTTGACCTTACTACCTTTACTCCTAAGGGACAGATTCGTCTGTATACCCAAGGAGACTTCGCACAGGTTGGTCCAGTTCTGCTTGCAGACTTTACTATTACAAAGTACTCTGTAAACAACAACAGTGTTCTAGACGGTCTGATAATTTCTCTCCCTGCAACAACTACAGAGGATCTACCAAAGACATGCTATTATGATATTCAAATGACTGGTGCTGATGGCAAGGTTAAAACGTATGCCACAGGAAAAGTCTTTACTCAGAAGCAGGTGACAATTTGACCCCGATTTGGCAACCCAACCCGGCCTATGGAGTAGAGATTCCCGATATCACTACCATAATAGAATCCCCTGACATTGTTCTTTCAGATCCTAGTACAGAGCTTCCACAGCTGGGGTACGTCTATACTCAGAACACACCTTCTGCTACATGGACCATTTCTCATAATTTGGCCTTTCACCCTAATGTTACTGTAGTAGACTCTGGGGGTAGTGTTGTTGAAGGAGAGATTTCTTACCCGAACCCTGCTACAGTACTGCTAACGTTTAGGTCAGCCTTTAGCGGATCAGCTTACCTATCATAAGGAGATAGTGAATGGCACGTAAATTTTTAACCCCGATTGATTTAACCAAAAATGAACTTCAAAATGCGGTTATTCAAAACCTAGCTGCTGATCCATCAACCCCTGTTGCCGGTCAAGTTTATTACAACACAGTGGCCAATGAAATGCGCATTTACAATGGTGTTGCATTTGAAGCCATTGGTCTTAACGGTGTTACTGCTACCGCGGCTGAAATCAATATCCTTGCTGGAACCCTTGTAAGCGCCACAGAACTTAACTATGTAGACGGAGTTACCTCCGGTATTCAAGGTCAGTTAAACCTAAAGGCACCTCTTGCCTCTCCAACCTTTACTGGAACAGTATCTCTTGATACAGGCGTAGCTATCGTCTTTGAAGGCGCTACCGCTGATGCGTATGAAACTACTCTTACTGTAGTTGACCCAACTGCAGACCGTACAATCTCTTTGCCAAATGCCACAACTACCCTTGTTGGTACAGATACAACAGACACACTCAGTAACAAAACTCTTACAACACCAACAATAAATGGCCCAACAATTACTGCTATTGGGCAGACACCAACAATTCATGGTATCTATCTTCCAGATACACACAATATTATTTTTGAAGGCGGAACAGCAAACGAGTTTGAAACTACCTTTGCTGTTGTAGACCCAACAGCCGACCGAACAGTATCTTTACCAGATGCTACAGGTACCGTGGCCCTTGTACAAAATAAACTTCATGATTTTGCTGTGGCCACAGCTTCAGTAGATCTTAACAGCCAAAAGATTACTAACCTTGCTACACCTACAGTGGCAACAGATGCCGCTAACAAAGGTTACGTTGATGCAGCAGTTGTAGGTATTGATTGGAAGGCTTCTGTTCGTGCAGCTACTACAACTGCTGTAACTTTAGCAACAGCTTTTGAAAACGGCGATGTTCTTGATGGAGTAACTCTTGCTACGGGTAACCGTATCCTTGTTAAGGACCAAGCAGATGGCGCAGAAAACGGCATCTACGTTGTAAACGCAACAGGAGCACCTACACGAGCAACTGACGCAGACACCTCAGCTGAGATTACATCTTCCTTTGCAGTATTTGTGGAAGAAGGAACTGCAAATGCAGACTCTGGTTGGACTCTTACAAACAACGGTACAGTAACAGTAGGAACAACAGCGTTAGTTTTCACACAGTTTACTGGCCTTGGTCAGATTACAGCAGGTAACGGTTTAACTAAGACAGGTAACACACTTGATGTTGTTGCTGGCTTGGGTATTGTGTCTAACGCTAATGATGTTGCAGTTGATACTGCAGTAGTTGTTCGCAAGTATGCAACAGCTATTGGTGATGGATCTGCTACTTCAATCACCGTTACTCACAACCTAAACACTCGTGATGTAACTGTTGCAGTATACTCAGCTACTTCTACGTATGATGAAGTAATGTGTGATGTACAACACGCCACAGTCAACACAGTTACTCTTCTGTTTTCAGTTGCCCCTACAGCAGGACAGTATCGCGCAGTAGTCCACGGATAACACATGAGCAGAAAAAGCCTTGTTCCGTTAAACGTACTAGCCTCAGCAACAGTACCAACAATCCCGACCCTTGTTGCTGGTGATGTTTACTTTAATACTACTGACAACACCCTATATAGCTATTCGGGTTCTGGCTGGGTTGCTGCTGGAGGATCTAGCACTACAGTTTTATACGGAACTTTTGCAGCTCGCCCAACTGCTGGTAGTGCGGGTCGTGTATATGTGGCAACAGATACTTACAGTCTTAATGGTAACGTAGGGTTTTTATACCTTGACAACGGAACTGCTTGGATAAAAGCAGGGCTTCTTCCACAAGACATATATGATTCTATTAACGGTGGTGTGGGTTACGGTATTGGCGTTGCTCAAGCATATACAGATACAAAAGTTGCTACTGCAATTGCTCAAGAAGTACTTGACCGTAACGTCAACATCGCTAATGCTAAGAATGAAGCTGTTGGTATTTCGCAGACTTACACAGATGCAAGAGAAACTGCTGAGATTGCTGCTCGTAATACAGCCATTGGCGTTGAAACTACCGCCCGTGGTACAGCAATTACAAACGCCATTAACACAGAGATTACTGCTCGTGACGCAGCTATTACCACAGCTATTGGTACTGAGGTAACTAATCGCAACTCTGCTATATCCGCAGCCTCTGTTACTGACCAGGCTTACACAGACACTAAGATTGCAACAGAGGTTACAGATAGAAACGCAGCTATTGCTACTGAAACTTCAAATCGCGGTACAGCAATTACAAACGCTATTGCTACTGAAGTAACTAATAGAAATACTGCTATCGCTGCTGAAGCATCTCTTAGAATTACTGGGGACTCTACTACCCTTTCTAGTGCCAACACATATACAGATGGTAAATTTACAGCCCTTACTAGCTCAGCAGTTCCTGAGGGTACAAACCTATATTACACACAAGAGCGTGTCCAAGATGAGATCAACAACACAATTGTTGCTAGCACTGGTCTTACTGGAACATACAATGATTCTGCAGGAACCTACACACTTGCTATTGGCTCAGCAGTGGCCACACTTACAGGTACTCAAACACTTACTAATAAGACATTAACTAACCCTTATATTAACGATACTGTAGTTGTTACAGCTACATCTACAGAAATTAATAAGCTAACAGGGTTAACCGCTACAACTGCAGAGTTAAATAAGCTTGCTGGTGCAACAGTAACCACTACTCAGTTAAATTACGTAACAGGCGTCACATCCTCTATTCAAACACAGCTTGGTGGAAAAGCCGATACAGGTCACTCACACGCATATCAAGCAGCAAGCAATGAACTTACAGCACTTGCTGGTTTAACAGGCGTAGGTTTTGTAAAGCGCACAGGTACAAATACCTACGCAATTGATACAAACTCCTACGCAGCAGCCACATCTCCAACACTTAACACATCTATTGTCTCTGGAACAACCTCATTTAACTTAATTAATGCGGTAGCAACTACGGTTAACTTTGCTGGAGCAGCTACGACTTTAGGTATTGGATCTAACGATTCAACCGCTATTACAACTCTTAATGCCCCTACAGTTAAAGGCAACCTAACCTACGTAGACCTATATAACACAGGTGCTACAACAGTAAGTTTTGCTGGAGCTGCTACATCATTAAACATTGGTGGAACACCTACCGGGGCCGTAACTCACAACTACTCCGCTAACCAAACTACAAGTGGTATAACCAAGACAATAAATCTTGGAACTGGTGGGGCATTTGGTTCAATTACTAACGTAAATATTGGCTCATCTACAAGTGGGGCCACAGGCTCTCTTAGCGTAAACCTACCTACAACCTTTAGTACAACTACCCTTGTGCCCTACCCAACAGCTGGTGGTCAGGCTGCTAACAAAGAGTACGTAGACAATATTGCTTCTGGACTTACTATTAAGAACCAGGTTATTTACACAACCAGCGCCAATCTATCTTCAGTATATGTAAACGGAACCTCTGACTCTACTGGCGGTCTTGGCGTAGGGGCAACTCTCACAGCTGCGGTAAACGGAGCTCTTATCCTTGATGGGGTAGGCGTTACTATTAACCAGCGAGTTCTTGTAAAAGACCAGACTGATGCCAAGCAAAACGGTATCTATGTCACTACCAACCCAGGTGACGCGGTTACAAAGTGGATTCTTACCCGTGCCACTGACTTTAACGGCAACCTTCTAGCTGGAACCATTAAGCCAGGTAACTATATATTTGTTACCTCTGGTACCTATCTTGCTAACTCTTCTTGGATTATCTCTAACTCTGGTACTTCTAGCGTAACTAGCGGCGCTATTAAAGTTGGAACAGACGTAGTCAACCTAGCTCAGTACTCAGGTGTCCCTTTAAATATTGCAACTCTTGGATACGTAACTATCGGTACTTGGGCAGCTACCCCGATAGGTGAGCCATATATCTCTACAGCTGTTGCTCGTACAGAAAGCCCTACATTCACGGGGCACGTACACGTCCCACTAACTCCTGTGGACAACGCAGATGCTACTAGCAAGAAATACGTTGACGATCTTATTTTTGCCAGCCTTCCTTACCTACCTGACATTACTCCCTTGGACGACCTACGGTATACCTTTGATGGGGTTACAAGCAGGTTTGAGCCTAGGTTCCAGGGCACCAAAGTTCCTCTTTACAACCCATTACGTTTAATGATTACCCTAAACGGAGTAATGCAGACCCCAAGTTATCCCGACTATGTTTGGCAATCTATGCTACCATTAGACGGATTTATGTTGGATAGTGATGGTTGGATTGCCTTTAACGAGGTTCCTCCAGCAGGATCTACTTTTGATGGTAGAGTTATGCTAGGACCTAACGTAAATACTGTTGGAAAGGCGTATCCATTCCGTGCAATGGATATCTTATTAGGAAGCTAAGTAATGATAATGGAAGAGGCTAATTAATGGCTAGAAAAATCTTGTTGGAAACGCACTATACTTTTACGCCATCCACAAAGACAGTTGTAATTCCGCGCTACATCCCTAGAGAGCGTCTGCTGCTTATTACCAACGTGACCACTAACCAGGTCATCTATAACTTTTCAGACCCTAGCCTTAAGGCAACCAGCTACACAGCCGTTATTGACGCAAGCAACAACGGAACAACTACTCTTGTATTGAATTACAACACAACAGCAATGACGCTTTCTGACAAGCTTCAATTCACAGTTGATGAGTTTGCAGAACGTATTCTTCCAGCAGAGGCCTTAATGGACCCTGTACAGAAGATGCGTGTTTCAGAACCTCAGTCACTTATTGATACTGACTTTGAGTACGGTACACAGCCTACTAAGTGGGAAGTACTTTCTCTTGTAAACAACAAGCCTTGCCAGTACTACGATATTCAGGACCCTGTTGCTCAGCCTTCAGGCGGTGCTCGCACAATTACAGCGCTCACAGGAACAGGCTCTTCTCGCCTTGTAACTGTTGTTACATCCTCAGCTCACGGGCTTGTAGTGGGCGATAAGTTCTTTATCCAAGATACAAATGACCCATACGCAAACGGTTGGTTTATGGTTCGCTCTGTAGCGACAACCACAGTTTCTAACGACACATTTACATACTATTCTCGAGCTAACATCCTTACAAACGGCTCTATCCTAGATGCTACTAAGACCTTTATCTACAAGGCTTTGGATTACTCATCTTCAACAATCCCAGTTTCTGCTACAGCAGGTGCTGCATTTACAGCCTCTGGAACAACAGTAACTGCAACAACAACTAACGCTCACGGTCTTGTTCCTGGATGTCTAGTATTTATCAAGGGGACTACAGCAGCCACATCTAACCCACCTAACGGTGCTTGGGAAGTTAAAACAACACCTACTGCTAACACCTTTACTTTTGAGGTAGTGGACGCACCGTCAGGGGCAATCACAGCGTTAGCAACTTCTCTTACCCCACGTACAGGTTCTCAATCTATTCACCGTCCTTTTGATGGTGGTGTAAAGTTTACAACAGGTACTTCCGCACCTGGTTCTCGCGTTGTTCGTCAAACACGTAAGTACTTCCGTTACCAGTCAGGTAAGGGTATTCAGTTCTCTACTGGTTCTATGCTGAAGCCAGTGTTTGCTGTTGACAACGTAACCTCATCTTCTAACGTAGTAACCGTTAATACACACTACGAGCACTTCCTTGGCGTAGGCGCAACGATTGAAGTTACAGGCTCAACAGATACTGCTTACAACGGTACTTGGACAGTCGCATCTGTTCCAACTCCTTTGTCCTTTACTTATGTAGCCTCTTCTGTACCTGCAGCAACACCTGCTCCAGGATGGCCTATCAACATCGCCCCAACTAACTGGTACGGTGCTCAAGTACGTCTTGGAATGTTTGATGACCAGAACGGTATGTTCTTTGAGTACGACGGTCAAAACTTTAACGTTGTACGTCGTGATGCTACAGAGCAACTCTCTGGAGAGGTAGCAACTACTCAAGGCTCACAGTCTGTTACAGGAACAAATACCTCTTTCTCTACTCAGCTAACTCCTGGAGATAAGATTGTTATTCGTGGGACAACTTATTCAGTTGAATCTATTGCTAGCAACACATCTATGTTTATCTTCCCTGAGTACCGTGGTCCATCTATTGTTGGTGGAGGAGTTGTAAGCAAGGTAGTTGATTTCAAAGTACCTCAGAGCCAGTTCAACATTGACCGTCTTGACGGTACTGGCCCATCAGGTATGGTCCTTAACCTTTCCAAGATGCAGATGTTCTACATTGACTACGCTTGGTACGGAGCTGGAGCAATTCGCTTTGGTGTTAAGGACGAGTATGGTGAAGTCATTTACGTACACCGTATGACACACGCTAACGTTAAGACATCTGCATACATGCGCTCAGGTAACTTGCCTGCACGTTACGAGGCCTCTAACGACACACCACGCACAGTTCTATCTGCAACTGCCGCTAGCTCTGCATCATCTATCTCAGTTGCAAGTACCGCTGACTTTCCATCAGCTGGAACACTATTCCTAGCAGCCGCAGGTGCATCGGGCGCAGTTGAATACGTATCTTACACAGGTAAGACTGCAACAACCTTTACAGGTTTAACTCGTGGACTTACTAACGTAGTTATTAACCCAACTACAGGTGCAACAGGTGGAGCTTCTGCAGCAACAACATTTACATACTCTGCAACTGCGCCTATCCCAGTACGTCTTTACTCACGCCATGTAGCAACAGGAACTAGCCACTGGGGTTCTTCAGTAATTATGGATGGTCGCTTTGATGAAGATAAGGCCTACATTTTCCAGACAGGTATGGCTACAGCACTTACAGTCCCTCGCGGTAGCACAACTACCCGTTACGGTCTTCTAAGCCTTCGTGTAGCACCATCTGTAGATAACGGAATGGTCGGTACATTTGGTCAGCGTGAACTGGTTAACCGTATGCAATTGACTCTTAAGCAGATGGACGTGCTTGCACAGTCCGTAGCTTCTGGTGCAGCTGCTCCAGGTATCTATCTTATTGAAGTTATCTTGAACGGTAGAGTAAACACCGCTACAGGAAATAACTGGCAAAACGTTGGCGGTTCAAGCCTTGCACAGGTTCAATACCACGCAGCTAACACAGTTATTACAGGTGGAGAGCCAATCCTTTCCTACTTCGTAAGCACAGTCACTAACGAAGCTTCTGTGGTTGCTCAAGACCTGTCAACTGTCCGTGAACTTGGTAACTCTGTTCTTGCTGGAGGTACTACAACTACTGGCTCTACAGATGGCTCTAACGTCTTCCCTGATGGTCCAGATATTGTAACTATCACTGTACGTAACCTCAGCGCAGCAAACGTAACTACATCAACTGTTAACGGACGTCTATCCTGGACTGAAGCACAAGCATAAGGAGGCTTCAAGGTGGCTTTAAATAAGCTTAACCATATCTACGGAGAACCTCTTGTTGTTAGCTCGCTAAACACCACGGGTGACACCGTAGTATCCGGCTCTTTACGAGTCCTAGGATCCACTACTCTTGCCTCTGCATCTATTGGCGCAGTCACAAATGCCCAAATACAGTACCTAGCAGGCCTTACAAGCGACGTTCAGACCCAACTTAATGGGAAAGTTACAGCCGCTCAAGTTGCAGCGGTCTACGCCCCTCTAGCGGGTGCTACCTTTACCGGTGCAATCTCTGCTACTGATTTAACTCTTACCAATGACTTAACTATTGCCAATGGTGGAACAGGACTTAGCGCTACTACCAAGGGAGGGATCTTTGTAGGTAACTCTACAACCTCCTTTACTAACGTTACTGTTGGGACTGACGGCTACTTGCTTACCGCAGACAGCGCTCAAGCAACAGGCCTTAAGTGGGCAGCAGCTCCTGTAAGCCTTCCAAGTCAAACATCTAACTCAGGTAAGTTCTTAACTACTGATGGAACTAGTGCTTCTTGGACAACTCTAAACGCTCTTCCAACTCAAACAGGTAACAGCGGTAAGTATCTGACTACTGATGGAACAACAGCATCTTGGGGAACACTTACCGCTTCTAACTTAACTGGTGGAACTCTTTCCTCTGCCATTTTAGGCAACTCCGCTTTGTTTATTGGTACCACCTCTGTAGCGTTAAACCGAACAACAGCAAACCTTGCCCTTACCGGAATCTCAAGCGTAGCGTTCCCAGGATCAACCTCTGGTACTACAACTGTTCAAGCATCTGCAGCAGCAGGTACAACTACCTTTACTCTTCCAGCAACTACAGGTACTGCAGCTCTCCAAGGAGACACTACCTACGTAGGAACTACAGCAGTAACTCTTAACCGAACCTCTGCTAACCAAGCGCTAACAGGTATCTCAAGCGTTGCAATGCCTGGCTCTACATCAGGAACGCTTACCTTACAACCTGCGGCAGCTGCTGGCACTAACACCATCACTCTTCCAGCAGCAACAGGCACAGTTACTCTAAATGGAAATACCTTCTTTGTTGGAACAACATCCATTGCAAACAACCGTGCATCTGCCTCTCAGACTCTTACTGGCGTAAACATTGACGGTAACGCAGCTACCGCCACTACAGCGACTACAACTTCAGGTAACGCCGCTACTGCTACCTCTGCTACTACCGCTACATACTTAAACAGCGCAGCAAGCTCTACAACCGCAAACCTTAATACTCGTGTTAACTCTGGATTTTATGAGCAGAGCGCTACGACTACCGCAAATGGTTGGCCTGTGTCTTCTTCTTGGTATCACTTGATTGCGTCTACACACTCTAACGCTGCTAACTATTATTCTATGCAGATTGCTGGTTCATTCTTTGATAACAGCAACTTCTACATCCGCTCTACAAACAACTCTGGCACAACCGCTTGGCTATCTTTGATTACAAGCATTGGTGGGCAGACCATTAGCGGTAACTTAACCCTTGGTGGAACGCTCACTATCAACTCTGATGCTCGTCTTAAGGAGAACCTAACTCCTCTTACAGGCGCCCTTGATAAGGTCAAAGCACTTACAGGTTATAACTACAACCGTATTGGTTCTGAGACACTTGAGATGGGTGTTGTTGCTCAAGAGGTACAGAAGGTTGCACCTGAGCTAGTACTAGAAGATTCAGAAGGAACCCTGTCTGTGTCATACCAAAATATGGTAGCATTGCTCATTGAGGCAATTAAAGAACAATCTATTAAGATCGCTTCTCTTGAGGAGCAAGTAAAAGAACTTAGGGGCTAATAATGGCGACTACTATTTCGGGCACAACTGTTACCTTTACTGATGGTTCTACTTGGGGTGGGGCTACGCCCTCAGTCCCTGTAGACAACAATAGTTCTAGGCAAGCTGTCTCCTATCAAGTAGGCTATTTAGCATTTGGTAACACAGTATTTTTAGCAAACCAAGGAAATTACGGCACTTATTATGTTCCTGGAAATATTTACTTTGGATTAAATACCTCAAGTTTTTGGAAAAGTAATACTGGGGTTGTAACTTCAACTGGTAATAACGGCATAGGTGTAAATTACGTGTACGGAGCAAACACTCAAGATTACGGCTCTCAGTGCTTTTACATGGCAGGTAATGTTGATGCAACATACGCAACCGCTGGAACATGGAAATTTAGAGGACAAGCTGTGGCTAAAGGTATAAATCAAGATAAAGGAAATTTTGCTTTAGCTGAGAGGGTTGCATAATGCCTATAACGCTTACTGGAACAACTCTTACAGCTCCTTCTGGTAGTTGGACATCTCGCCCTTACTACGCAGCTATTGGTGGTAACTACTCTATTGGGTATGCTTTAGGCGCGTATGTTATGTCTATTCAAGTAAACCCTAAAACCCCGCAGTCATACATCAACGATATAGTAGCTGTAAACGGTACAGCGGGTTATTTAGTGCCCTGGCCTACTTGTTACTGGCCTTACGCTCAAGGCGGTGGTCCTTTTAATAATTATGGAGTTACTGGGTTTATTACCTCTGTATCTAGCGTTGTTAATTTTCCGCAAACTAATACCAACTACTATGCTATCCCAGGGACATGGAGAGCATCTGGTTGGACAGGAGACGCCTCTTATATTGACGAGCAGTACTTCTATCAGGTGTTTAGGAGAGTCGCATGACTATGACAGTAAATGGTAATTTTATTACCTATAATGATGGAACTACACAACAATCTGGCCTTTATAGAGTTATAGACGGGAATGGCGCTACCAACGCCTCTGCTTTTAATATTGGGACATACTTTTTGGTAGACACTCAAATTTATAGTTCAAGAACAAATCCTATTCCTTTAGATGGCTGGGGGCGAACATATTCAGGGCCATGTCTTAATGGGCATAGCAGTCTTTACAATGGTAACGTTGGGTATATCCAACCATTTCTACAGACCTCTGCCACAGGGTATGATGTTATATACGCAGGTACTTGGGTTTCTAGAGGATCAGGTTTATCGCAAGCTTTTGTAGTACGAGTAGCATAGGAGAATAAAATGGAAAATAATCCACTAAGTAATGTAAGAGACGTAATGCGTTTGATTGAAGGATCTGATGAGCGCTTTCAGTGCATTGTAGACCTAACATTGGATGGAAAGACAGAAGCCGTAGGCTATGTAGCGGTTAATGGTGATGTTGCAGCCACAGGCCAATGGGTCTATGAGCAAATCATGAGTGGTGCAGCTGGGCCTATTGCTGAGTTCACACCTCCACCTCCTCCAACCAATGAAGAATTAGCCGAGTTTGCAAGGAATCGTAGAGTCCTTTTGCTTCAAGAGGTAGATGTTGTGGTGTCTAACCCACTTCGTTGGGCTAGCTACAGCACTGAACAACAAGCAGTTATTGCAAAGTACCGTCAAGATTTACTAGACATTACAGACCAAGAGGGCTTTCCTCAGGAGATTAACTGGCCAGTAAGCCCTATTTAAAATGGCGTTCTATTCTTTTACCTACACAGTAAACAGTGTAAAGGGAAACCCTGAGCGTGAACAACATGCTCAAAAGATACATGACTATATGGGTAAGATCACTACCCCTTTGGGGACCCCCACTATCTCTCTTACTAATAAAAAAGAATGTTGGGAGTGGTTAGAAGCAAACCCGGATTTCAATATAGATCTTGTAGGGTACAACCCTGGGCACTATTCTAAATCTCAAGTTATTAAAAAGTTCTCTAAAAGAGATGGCTGGAAGTATGGAGAGATTGGAGTATGGGCTAGTAACTTTCTTGCTTGGAAAGCATTTGTAAACGCCCCACAGGATTGCCTTATCCTATTTGAAGACGATCTTATTATACAAGATGACTTTATGCAGACCCTGCATACCTACATGGATGAGCTTCCAGAAGACTGGGAAGTATTCTACTTTTTTGTAGACCCCTCAACCCACGTGTTTTACAAACCAAACGAGCATCACATTAACAAAGAGCATGTATCTAAGGTGTACCAAGACTGGTCTAATGCCTGCTATGTGATAAACAAGAAAGCTGCATCCAAACTATACTCAGAGATACAAGTCAACCCTATTGATCTACCTGTAGATTGGCACATCTTAAAAAGACTGGATGTATTTAAAGTTTACACTGTCCTACCTACAGCCTATATGCCGTGCAGTCTTGTGCCGCATATCAAATCTAGCTTTCAAAGCTCACAGAAAAGATGGGACCTAAGCGGACCCTACAGTGAGTGGGGAGTAGATGTTGGGGAAAGTCTGCGTAACCCGTTGGCATTTGTTAATCTGTTAGAAAAAGAGTATGAAAAAAAATGACTAATATTGTATATAAGGTCTTTCACTCAGACAAGGACGTTGATAGAGAACAGCTGTGGCGTGAGGCAAACCACAAGCTTCAATATATTGGGGATGAGCTTGATACCCCTACAGTATTAATCTCAGGACCAAGAGCACTTAAAAAGTTCTTTGATGAGAACCCTGAGTTCAAAGAGATTGTTGATCTTAAGGGGTACAGCCCAGCTAAGTATATGGACCATAGGTCTCAGTTTGTAGGTGCAGTTTGTAGGGTGGGTTGGAGATATGGTGAGCTGGGTGTGTGGGCTAGCAATTGGGTTGCTTGGAAAAACTTTTTAAAGACCGACGCAGACTACCTTATTCTTGCTGAGGATGACATAGTATTAATAGAGGATTGTAAGAAGTTGCTTGAGATGTACATGGAGCAGCTGCCTGAAGGCTGGGATCAATTTCACCTATGGGCACCTACCGGAGACCTATCACTATATGATCCAAACAAGCATGGCATAGGCAACATGTACGTATCCAAGGCTTATCAGAACTGGTCTAATACTGGATACATGTTAAGCCGCACCGGTGCCCAAAAGCTTTTAGATGATGTGAAAAAAAGAAGCATCAAGTTGCCCTTAGATTGGCTCTGGTTTAAGGAATCGGCTGAATTTGATTTTGGCTGCTACACCATAACCCCGCAAAGTACCCACCTGTGCTACAACAGTCAAGAGGTAGGATCCACCTTTCATTGGCAAATGAGGCGGGAAGACCTGACAAACTACGACTCTGACCTGTAAGCTTAGCTAGGTATCCAGAGGCAATACATTGATTTTTATAGTATAGTAAGACCCTAATCTTAAGGAGCACACATGCCAGCAGACTATCCGTTATTAGTTCACTCATTTAGCCCTCGACAGGATCTAGTAGATACTGTTATTGCTGATAACGTAAACGCTCTACAGTATGAAGTGGCAGCTGTTCAAACAGTACTGGGTAGCTCAGCAAATAGCACCAACCCACTGGTATCTACCTTCTCAGGTACATGGAGCACAGCAACAACAACTTGGGGCACAGTAGGTGCTCGCCTTCTTAATATTGAAGCTGGTCTTGTTAATGGCGTTCCTAACGTACCTTACGTTTTAAAAACTGGTGGAAGCACTATTACCACCACCTCTAATAAAGCTCTTGTGCTTCAAACAGGAACAGGAAGTCTAAACCTTCTTGAATCATACTCATCTGGAGCAGTACTAGGGTTCAACCTAGACTCCTCAGGTATTCCTAAAGTAGGAACTAACAATGTTCTATACGTGGGAAGCACAGAGTATGTAGCTTTAACTACTGCAACTTCAACAGCTCAAACAGCAGCTGAGGCAAGAATCCCTCTATCTACAGTCACAACAGCAGGGGATCTTATCCTTGGATCAGGAAACGCTACTGTAGTACGTCTTGCTCGTGGAACAACTGGTCAAGCGTTAATTATGAGCGGCACATCTGTTGTGTGGGGTTCTCCGGTAGACGCTACAAAGATTCCTCTATCTACAGTTGCAGCGGCTGGAGACCTAATCCTAGGTACAGCTTCTTCAACTGTAGGACGTTTAAGTATTGGTACTAATGGTCACATACTTACCTCTAACGGAACAACAGCTGCCTGGGCAGCTCCTGCTGTAACAGCAGCTCAACTTACCACAACCAACTCAAACGTTACAACAGCACAAGCAACAGCTGATGCAGCAGTCCCTAAATCAACAGTAACAACAGCTGGCGATTTAATCCTCGGTACTGGAAACGCTACTGTTGCTCGACTAGCTCGTGGATCATCCGGACAAGCTTTGGTTATGAGTGGAACATCTGTTGTATGGGGTGCCCCAGTAGATGCCACTAAAATTCCACTTTCAACTGTAACCACAGCCGGTGATTTAATTGTGGGAACTGGAAGCGCTACAGTAGGTCGTATTGGTATTGGATCTAACGGCCAGATACTAACAAGTAACGGAACTACCGCTACTTGGGCAACACTGTCGACACCATATGTAAATCAAACAAACGGCACAGTAACAACAGCGTCAACATCGTCAGCTGTAGTTCGTAATATCCACACATCTACGACTACTCCAGTATCTGGTAATGGTATAGATGGGGATGTCTGGCTTGTGTACGCATAATGGCGGGCCGTGTTAAAGTAGCGGGTACCTGGAAATCTGTACCTGCGGTATACACTAAGGTATCTGGAAGTTGGCGTACGGTAAAAAGCGCTTATGTTAAGGTAGGCGGTGTTTGGAAGCTGTGGTTTTTAGCATCTATTACTGACTCATTTACTAGAACTACATCTGCCGGTAATTTAGGAAACACAGATACCGGAAACACCTGGTCTATATTAAGAGGTGCTTGGTATGTGGCCACCGGCTATGCTACAGACAATACAGCTGGTTCATCTTACCCTCTTGCTGTAGTTGAGCTTGGTTCATCAAATATGGTTGTATCAGCCGACATTTTGTACAATACTGGCGTAGTAGTTTGGGGTGTTGATGCTAATAACTGGTGGGCTGTAGTAACGACAAACTATAATTATAACTTTCAATATATTGGTACCTGTACCTCCTGTGACACCTGCTACTACTGCAGTAGCTATACTTGCGCCGGTGCCTGTGGTAATGCCGTAGCAGATACAAATAACTGCTGTACAAATGTAACTATATATGTTTGCGACGGCTACTGCGCAAGTTATGACTCATATGGTAGTTGTGTAGATTGGCAATATAATTGTTATTACGAGACTTTTTGCGTCGGAGATACCTATCCATGTGGTAACGCCGTAGCTGACACTAATAACTGCGGCTGCTGCTCAACCGCATACACATGCTGTAGTGATTATTCTTGTACTCAAACCGGCACAGCTACCCAGCATCAAATAAAAGTTTTAAGGTCTGTTGCAGGAACAATAACAGAGATCAACGCTACAAATACAGATTCCCCGGCAAATAAAATATCTGTTACTACATCAGGCAACACTTTGAGCTATACGGCTCGCAACGGAACCGTAGTAGTTGCAACATACTCTGCTGCCCAAACAACGCCTAATACTGGCACAAAACCTGGTATTATTAAAGTACCTGCTACAAATACCGGCGTACATTCAGTCGATAACTTTTCGGCATCACCAAACTAAGGGGCATAATATGAGCACACCCTATGACCGTCCAGCTAGGCCTTGGGACCTGTATAATAAAAACCTGGGACGAGTAGATACTTTAGACGCTGAGGCGCGTCTTGCTATCTGCAAGGCGTGTCCATCTTTACTTCCTACGGGAAACTGTAAAGAGTGTGGCTGCTTTATGTCTCAAAAAGTAAAGTTACCAAACGCGTCTTGCCCACTACACAAGTGGGAGTCAATACGAATTTCATACAAAGAAGAGATAGAGGAATAGCACATGACAACAGAACCTACCAGAGTATTGCCACCTAATATTGTGGCATATGTTATTGATAACAAAGTTGTACAAACAATTTTTGTAGATGATCGCATGGCCGCAATTGTTTTAAGCGAACCATTGGTGCTTAATATTACAGATCGTGGAATAAACACAGTTTTACAAGGTGACATCTATGATCCAGAAACAGGAACGTTTAGCCGTCCTACTGAATAAGGAGATAAAATGCGTGGAGACAAGCGTGAGGGTCGATTTAGTATTGACTTTGAGCGTACCTCCAGCATCTCTGGAGTAACTAAAGATCTAGTACACACCGTAGGTACATCTATTGATTGGTATATCTATGACAACGTCAACAGTATTATTGACCCTATATATGATGTAGGCGCTGATGGTATTGGTGGCGGGCGCATGTGGAAACCAAAAGTTAGCGTTCCCGCAATCAGTGCAAACCTAGATCAAGGCACATCTGTTTATGACCAACGAGGTTTCTATAACACAGATACGCTGAACATTATTTTTAATATGGACGTTATAGAAAACGCTGTAAGCTTATACGGTACTGTGGCAGAAAATATTAGACGCTTGTCTACAATAACTACCAACCCAGACCTATACTTAAGAGATAGAATTGTCTTTAGAGATGGAGTATTTTCTCCTATACGTATTGGGTTAGACGGTCTTTTGGGCGATAAATATACTGTAGTTAACGTTCAATGTGTTCAGGTTAACCCTGAAGAGATGGTTAACGACACTCAGTTCCAATACTATGCACTACTTAATTCTCAAAATTGGGCTCCATTCGTACATGAAGGTTACGGAGATGGATACTACGGCACGGAAGGATACGGCTACTAATGCCATTAATTAAACCAACTAAAGGTGAGTTAAATTGGGACGTAAGTCTTAACGCTGCTCTTGAAACGTTAGACACAGAAAAAGCCCCCAAGGCTAGTCCAACATTTACTGGAACAGTACGTCTGACAAACACCACTGCACCTACCGTCAATATGACAGGTGGGGGAATCCTCTACGTAGAGGCTGGGGCTCTAAAGTACAGGGGTTCTTCAGGCACTGTTACTACAATTTGTCCTGCATAATGGCTAAGATTAAAGCCGGTGGGGCAGACCACGTTGTAAGGAAGAACAGAAAAGGCGAAGTAATTGTGGATCATGCTGCCAGCGCTAAGGCCGGCAAGTATGATAAGATTAATCTGACCAAGAAAGCTGGGGCCAAGACCGTCAAAGAAGGCGAAAAGGCAACCAAGGATTGGCATAAAAAGAACCCTCATACGAAAGGTAAGAAATAATGTGCGCTACCTGTGGCTGCGGAATGCCTAAGAATAAGCATGGCCAGAAGACATTAGCTAAGGCTAATAAAAAGTTTGATAAGAAAAAGCCTTGTACCTGCGGTACGTGCAAGTCGTGTAAAGCAAAGAAAAAGAAGTAACGAGTTAGCCCCCGCAAGGGGGCTTTTTCGTTTATGATATCCTATGACGCCAGAGAAATCTGGAACCCTGCAGCTACACCCTTGCACCTCTATTGGAGGATTTATGATTAACCTTACTAATCGCATCCTGCGTGAAGAAACGGATGCCGACAAAGTTGAGTTCGTTCGTGGTGTTTCCAACCTAAATAAAAACGGCGGTAAGAAAGTCGTTGGAAGTTTAGTGGCAGGATATATCATTGCGAAGTGGCTCACAAAAAATGGGTAAGGCCTCATGGAAAGCAATGCTGCTGCAACCTATACGTCAGCAAGAAGAGAAGCTCACCGCTGCCTATGAGCAGATAATGCGTTCACGTATCGCATCTATGCCTAACTGGACACCAGAAGCTGTAAACAGTGTTAACATGCGCTATAAAGATGGCGGACATATAATCACCTATTCTGATGACCGTGTTATGGATATTGAGAATGGCACTCCAGACACACCCCTATCTCCAGCTATTCGTTCCTTTATGATAGATAGGAACGGTAAGTAACCATGTCTATTTTTATAAATGAAGACGCCGCATTAAAAGGTCGCCTTAGTGGATTGACTGTATCAGATAGCGGAAACCCTACGCGTCCTGTTCCTGTGTTCTACGGACACCCTGATAAAGATATCCGTAGCCAGACCTACCCATATATCACCATTGATTTGATTGGTGTGTCAGAGGACCGTGAGCGTGCCCACAGAGGTTACGTGCCACTTACCTATACGCCTGAAGGCATTAACACAACCCAAACTGGCGACGCTAAAAAGATGGTAAACATGCCTATACCTTTAGATTTATATTATCAAGTATCTACTTGGTCTCGTCAACCACGGCACGATAGACAGATATTATCTGCTATGCTAAGCCCAGTAAGAATACCGTACAGATTTGGACAACTCTGGATCCCAGAAGATAGCACATGGCGTCGTATGGATCTCCTAGGGTTTTCAAAAAGAGATACTAATGAGGGCGGTAAGCGCCTTTTTAGCAATGTCTACAATCTTCGTGTAAGTGCAGAAGTATTTACCGATGAGTTCGTCCCAGCTTACCAAGTACTAACAGACCCTAATATCGAACTAACGTGGCAAACAACCTCGTTTACTACCCCCACAAACTAACTACAATCCCGTTACTTTAAGAAAATAACCTAACCTAAAGGAGTAAAACTAAATGGCAACATTCAGTCGCCCAGGCGTCTATGTCCAAGAAGTGTCTCTTCCACAGCAAGTTGGCTTGCCAGATACTAGCGCCTCAGTAGGCGCAATGGCAGGTGCTCTTTCCAAGGGTGATGCAACTGATCCTCAGTTGATTCAATCTTGGGGAGACTTTGTGAAGACATTTGGCGGATTAAATGACACCTACCCATTAACATGGGCTGCATACAATTTCTTCGCAAATGGCGGAGGATCATTGGTCGTACGTCGTATCACTGGTGCTGGAGCACTTCCAGGAACCATCACATTTATTAACCAAGCTGCATCAACTCAGACACTTACAGCTACTGTTACTGCAGCATCTGCAGCATCAGGTACAGTTACATACACAGCTGCAAACACATTTGCTTCTGGACAGACAGTAACTATTACAGGTCTTAGCACAGCTGCATTTAACCTAACAGGTGTAACTATTGCATCTGCATCAGCAACACAGTTCACAGTAACAAATGCTGCAACCGGTACAGCCGTAACAGGTGCTACAGCTTCAGCTACAGTTACAATCACTGCTACACCTGTATTTACACTTAACGCTATCAACGCTGGAACATGGTCCACTGCATACTCAGCACAGGTAGTACCAGCAGGTGTTGCAGGCCGCTTTGGTCTAAACATCTACTACACAGTAGGTTCAGCAACAAACCTAGTAGAATCATTTACAGATCTAAGTATGACCTCAACCGATAAGTACTATTTCAAGTCCGTAATTGATACAACATCAAGTCTTGTACGAGTATCTGCATCAGGAATCTCTACTACAGCTACGCCATACACTGCAGCTACTGCAGCTACTGCGTTTTCTGGTGGTGCTGACGGTGCCGCTCTTGTACGTGCAGATTACTCTGCTGCTTGGACATCATTTGATTCAGTTCAAAACCCACTAGTTATCTACGCAGCTGATGCACCATACGCAGCTACATCGACACTAACATCTCAAATTCATGGAGATGCTATGGTTTATGCGGCGTCACGTGATGATTCATTTGTTATTGTAGATACTCCTTCAGGTCTTTCTGTTACAGCAGCTAAGGCTCAAGTAACAGCTACTATGGCAATTGCTGCAGCATCCACAACTGGAAACATTGCAGCTGCTTATTACCCATGGGTTAATATCCCAGACGGCAATAAGATCCCTGGAGCAGTTCGTGCTCAGGCACCTGGTGCTGCAATGGTTGGTCAATACTTAGCTACAGATAAGAGCCGTGGAGTATTCAAGACTCCAGCAGGTCTAGGTAACAAGATTGCTCTTGCAGTCTCTACTGAGCACTTGTTTACTAACGCAGAGCTTGATGATATCAACACATACTCCGACCCAATCAACGCAATTCGTAACGTCCCTGGCGCTGGAATTGTTGTTATGGGAGGACGCACAATGGACAACTCACCTGGTAACCGTTATATCAACGTACGTCGTTCTTTAACATTTATCGAAAAGCAAGCTAGAGATCTTAGCGCATTCGCTGTATTTGAGAATAACGACTCTCGTTTATGGGACAGCCTAAGTACAGGAATTGGAAACTTCCTGCTTAACTACTGGCAACAGGGTGGTCTTCGAGGCAACTCTCCAGACCAAGCTTATTTTGTAAAGGTTGATGAGACTACAACTACTTGGTCAGATATTCAAAATGGTCGAGTAAATATTGAAATAGGCGTAGCCTTACAATACCCAGCAGAGTTTGTTGTCATCAGAATTGGACAACTAACAGGAAACGCAACAGCGTAAAGGAGATAAATAAAAATGACAAGTACACTAAGTAATGAAATTCAAAATGGTAACATAATTACGGATCCAGTTCGTAATTTTAAGTTCCTTGTTACCTTCACACCTACAAACGGTGACAGTACCACTTGGAAAGGTGGTCTTGGAACAATGGGTTTCGTATCATTGTCTGGACTAAGTGTTAACACAGAGTCTATCGCATACCGTGAAGGCGGATACAATACAAACATGCACCAGATTCCTGGGCAGTCATCCTTTACTCCAATCAGCCTATCAAAGGGCGTAATGCTTGGACAAACTGGTAACTCTCTTTGGATGAAGCGTTTGTTTGCAGTAATGACTCCTTCTGCCACTAGCGGCATTGGATCAAACTTCCGTTGCAACCTAGACATCCAGGTACTAAGCCACCCAAACCCAGCCGGGTACAAGGGCTCTGGATCAACTACTCAAGATGCGGCAAATCCATACGAGCAGCACACATCTTTGCGTTTTAAGGTTTACAACGCATGGATTACATCACTAGCCTACAGTAACATGGATGCAGGAGCTAACAGCCTTATGGTTGAAGAAATGCAACTTGTACACGAAGGATTTGACGTAAGCTACGCTACTGATCTAACTGCAGCAAACACAGCAAAAAAGCTTCCATAACCACTACATATAAGGAAACAATATGAACACTGATACAGTTATAAATTCGCATACAAACCCTGAACTAGCAAACAAGTTAGCTAAGAAAGCTACAGAATTGTCTGATCAGGAGGCAATGGTGAAAGCGGTAAAGCCGCCAGTAACCTTGCCTCCTGCTACAGATGTAGATCTTCCTGGCGGTTTGTTTGATCCGTTTAACGGTCTTATTTCTAAAGCAGAAATTAGAGAGCTTACAGGAGTAGATGAAGAAGCAATCTCTAAAATCCCTGATGCTGCTAAAGGTCTACTTTATATCTTAGAACGAGCTACCGTTAAAATTGGAGAGGAAACAGCTAACAAAGAACTACTTGATTCTTTATTTGCTGGAGACCGAGAGATGTTGCTCCTAGCTATTAGGTGCGCTACTTTTGGTAATGAAATTAAGCTAGGTCCTGGACTGTGCCCTCACTGTGAGGAAGCCCAGACTTTTAATATAGACCTTTCTAAAGACATTGAGATTAAACGTCTTGATGGAGACGCTGAGTTTACAGTAGATTGTAAAGTCGGCAAAGTTTTGGTAACGCTACCTAAAGGTTCTACTCAGAAGGCTATTGTTGAATCAGCAAATAAAACCTCTGCAGAACTAGATACTATTATGCTAAAGAACTGTGTTCTAGAAGTTAATGGTATGACCGTAGTTGGACCAGAAGTAGTTAGAAATTTAGGTATGCTTGACCGCAGAACTATTTTGAAGGAAATCGCAGACCGCAACCCGGGTCCACAATTAGGAGCACTAAAGAAAGAATGTCAGTCTTGCGGCCAGGAGGTGCCGCTCCCGCTATCACTAGCGGATCTATTTCGAGACTGAGATTGATTACGAACTTCTAATTGAAATGTATGACATATTAAGTCAGAACTTTTCAGGTTGGACGTTAACAGAAATTCGTTCTTTATCACCTAGAGAACGACTTAATTGGTTATATAAAGTAGCAGCTAAACTAAGGCGGTGATTAAATGTCCCAACACTCAGTAACTCCTGACGACAGAGGTAATCCTTTTCTTGGAGTTGAGGGTGCTGTAACAGCCATGGGCGAAAAAGACTTTGATGCAATGCCTAAAGAGATGCTTAAGGTCTTTAAGGAAGTTGAAAAACTTGTAGAAAAGATCGCCAAGGACTGGGGCAAGACTCTTGAGGAAACAAAAGAGACCGCAAAAGAAGTAGGCGATGCCGCTGGTGGTGGCTCTGGCGGAAAGATGTCCAAGAGCCTTGGAAAGTTTAGTACTCCTGCCGGTAAAGTAGGTATGGGAATCATGGCTATAGGCGCTGCCTATACTGCCATGGCTCCTAACACCATGGATGCTGTTACACAACGTATGACAGCAGATACCTTTGCTGGGCTTAGCGGTGTGCAGGGCGGATCTCGTGGAGCAATACGTAGAGCTAACAAGTTAGTTGGTGGCGGAGCTACAAGCGCTATGGGCCCTACCATGGCTCAGGCTGCACTATTTTCTAGCGGTATGGCTGCAGGCACACGAGGTGCCAATAACATTATGAGCCAGATGGCGGGTATGACCGCGTTTAGCGGCATGAGCAATCAACAGGCTGCTGGAGCAGTGGCTGGTCTTAACGGAATGACTATGCTTCGTATGGGAATCCAACTACGTGATTCTAACGGTGAAATTAAAAAAACTGATCAACTCATTAATAAAGTTTATCAGTTTATGTTCCGTGGACAAAAGCTTACTAAAGCTGAAGCTGCTATGGTTTATGCTCCACGAAGCAAGTCTAACATTACACTTCAACAAATTTCAGAAGGCGACCCAGATTTATTTAACTTTTTAGCGTCTGGTATTGTTGCTCGCGCTAGCGCTGGAAGCGACAAAAAGTTTAGCTCTGCTATGAACAGCAAAGATCCAAACAAGATGTTGGATCTTATGGGCGTAGATAAGAGCAGCCCTTTACGTTCTAACTATAAGATGAATACAAGTGAGGCAAACAAACTCCTTGCTACAGAAAAAGGATTAGTTGGTGGATACAACGCCAGCTTGAATGCTGCCTCATCTCTTAATGATGGTTATACTAAAATGGCAGAAACTCTTGGCCCTGTTAATGACGGGCTTATGAATCTTAAAGCTATCCTACAAACTTTCCCTAATGCCGGTGGTGTAGCTGGCGGTGTAAGTCAGATCGCTAGTACTGGTATGAGCGCCGCAATGACTGCGGCCATGTTACGTAGAGGCGGTGGACTTCCTGGTGCCGCAAGTTTGATGTCAAAATCTGGTGCTACCTCTGCTATTACAAAGTTTGGCACTTCTGCTATGAAAGGCGTGCCTGTTGTAGGAACCGCTGTGTCTGCGTATATGGGGTATAAGAGCGCTAAGGCTAAGAAGGGGTTTGACTGGGGTTCACTGCTGATGAGCACAGGAGCCGGTGCTGGAACAGGTGCTCTTATAGGAGGCGGACTTCCTGGTGCAATCATTGGAGCTCTTGTAGGTGGTGGTTCTAACCTAGTTGGTCAACTCATGGGTCAAGGCGGTGAGCGCGGCGAAACTATGAACGTTGGAACAGGTGCTGATCAAGGATCTTTAGCACCAAGTCCTGCTGCTAGCCCAGTACCTAGTGGTACACCTATTACATCTAAATTTGGTCTTAGACCGGAAGCTGCAAGAAAAGCTGCTGAGTCTGGACAAAAGATCAGCGTAGACCATAAAGGTACAGACTACGGTGTTCCTTCAGGAACACCTGTTAAAGCTGTAGCAGATGGTGTTGTAGAGAAGACAGGAAGTCAACCTACTGGTTGGGGTAACTATGTTCTTCTCAGACACCCTGACGGCAGCAGCTCAAGATACTGTCACCTTCGTCGCATAAGTGTAAGCACTAATCAAAAAATTAAAAAGGGAGACGTCATTGGTTTATCCGGTGGTGGTCCTAAAGACCCTGGTCGTGGAAACTCAACAGCTGCGCATCTTCACTTTGAAATCGCAACAAAAACAGGTGTTCGTGTAGATCCTGAAGCTTGGTTAGCAAACGCAAAGATCCCTATTCTTGCAGGTCTTAATTCTAGGGGTAAAGCTACACAGGTAGGAAGTATGCTGTTTGATGAGTACAACTCATTAACCGATGTATTCTCACCAAACAGTTTAGACAACTTTTTACAGAACAGTGCTGACTTTGGCGGCATCTCTTATAGCGATCTTACTAAGCACTACTCTAAAGAAGAACTTAATGCCTTTAGTTCTATTCCTGATAATTATACGGGTAAGCCAACTAAAAATAAAAAACAAGTAATGAGTATGATTGCTAGGGGAGGCTTTAGTGGAAAGGCTCTTAAGACAGCCTATGCTATTGCTATTGCTGAATCCGGTGGTCGTTCTAATGCAAAGGGTGATGTAAGTTTACAGAATGAAAAGTGGGGCCCAAGTGTGGGGCTTTTCCAAATTCGTTCTCTGAAGGATTGGAAGAAGTATAACGATCCTTACCGCGACGCCTCTAGACTTACAGACCCAAACTACAACATTGAGGCTGCCTGGAAAAAGAGTAATCAAGGAACTAACTTTAAACCTTGGTCTGCGTACACCAATGGAGCGTTTGCTAAACACCTGCCTGAAGCAGATGTTATGGCTAAGGCTGTTGGAGTAGGTGGCGGCAATGATCCTATGAACGTTGGGGTTGCTACGACGAGCCACGCTACTATGGGCCGTCGTAGTTCTAGTGGCAGTACCATGACAGCCAATTCTAATGTTACAATTAACCTGGATATGAAAGTATCTATAGCAAGTGCTAGCCCAGTAGAGGCCGAACGTCTTGTTCGTCTTGTAGGGGAAAGACTTAAAAAAGATGCAGAGTTTAAGAAGATTGCGAGCAGCCTATAATGCCAACATATGAATACTTTTACACAGTCTCAGCATACACTGACTATAAGACATACCTTCTTGACACTGGTGGTACAGCTACTATGGATATTTACGCCAGTCTGTATGCGGATCCTTCTTTTCTTAGCGGTCAGTGGTCTCATAAAGAAACAAAAGGTTCTCTGCTAACACCTTTAGATCCGCCAGCTGTATACACCGGGCCAGCTACAGAGTCACCTCCCTATGCTACAACAATTAAGGTAAAAAAAGACTTTGCTATAACCTACTTAGTTAAGTTTTATTTAAAGGTAACGGATTCACCTACCCTTAATGGCATATACTTTTTAAATGATGATTGTATAACTGATGTAAAATTTACACCGGTGGATGCTACAAATACAAAACAGTTAAGCACTGCCACACATAACTCGGGAGAGACGTTCTACCAGCCGTCCTCGTACCCAAACGTTAACGCAAGTACTATATCTGCAGGAACTAACTATAGCACAATATATTCTATAATTAAAAAAAGTTTTAAAATGGGCCCAGCGTTTACAGTTACAGCAAAGGTAATGCCACAGAACTATCAAACACCTTCCGGAGCTACCCCTCACCCATCAGCAAATCAAGTAACTATTACTAACGCAATGATTTCAGGTATGAACCCAGGAATTAACTGTACCGACGCTGTTCTTCAGAACAAGCCGGCTAACAGCTTTACGGGTGCGTTGGCCGAAAGAGCGGGAGAGTTTCAAGTTGTCAGTGGCTATGAACAATTTTATTACAGCTATGCATATAATGCTTGTACTAAAGATCCAAAAAGAGTTTGGACAGGTGTAAAATGGCTTGTTTATAAAGCAACCTCCGGATATTATAAAGGTAAAACAGTAATTAAGTACATGCGCATATTTGCAGACAAAGATGGCAATATAATAAAAAACGCATCCTCAGTAGTATCTGCGTCAAAATATGGCACAACTGATCGAACAGGCACTAACGGTCCTTACATGAACAGCACCCTAGAATTAATTCTTGAAGAAATCGTTTCAGCAAAACTAGGGAACTGTGGTAAGGAAGTAGAAGAAGACGGAAGCGGTGACCCTGACGAAGAAAGCGCCATACTTGTTCGTCCAGAGCAACCTAAAGACGCACTAAGATGGAACCCTCCTCCACACGTAGATGCTAGAGGAGTAGGCTACGCTACTAGGGCTGGGATTGATACCAGTCAATTTTTTAGCGCTAAAGGTCAAGCAATAGATTCCAGTGCTTTTAAAAACATATTAGATACTTATCTAGGAACAAGACCTGAACGTGGTCGCATTTTTCAAGACGCTGTTACTGCTAAAGTAATGAATATTGAAAAAATATCTAAAAAAACTCAAAACGGTAATGCTCTGCAATGGGGCTTTAGGTTTATGTACAACCCAGAGATGATTAGCTATGAAAACTCTGATAATTCAGGAGTTGACTGGACCTATGGATCTAAGGATAAAAGCATCCTTCTTGCTGGAAGTCAAACTTTTAACTTTGATTTACTTATTAATAGGATACCTGATATGAGTTATTTAAAAGTAATGACTGCACCGTGGACCGGGTCTAATACACCTGCAACACGTCAATCGTCTATTCAAACATCTTATGGAAGAGAATTAGAAGAGTACGAAAAACAAGGAATATTAACCCGTGGAACAGAGTATGACATTGAGTTTCTATACCGCGTTTTAACAGGAGACCCTTTACCAAACTCTTTATTATTAGAAAAGGGAAGCACACAGCTTACAGCAGACATAGGCTACACTACAAAAGTACCTGTATGGTTATTTTTGAATGAGAACATGCGTTTATTTGGATCAGTTTCTTCAATAAGCGTAGTTCATAGAATTTTTGATCAAAATATGGTACCTATGTTAAGCCGGTTATCTATCGGTTTCCAACGTTACCCTGCGTATGAAGGAAAATCTCCTAATACAGGAAAAGAATATAAGTCAAGCACTGATACTAAATCTACCAAAGCAACGACAGGAACCTAACTATGGCTATAGAACGCGTATCTCGTTACTACGACGGACCCTTGTCTCAGACACAGCATAAGTACACAGGTGATTATGTCATATCTGTATACAGAAAGTTTTCTGATAAAGTAGGTATTAAATATATTGAACATAAGTGGGAAGAAGGCGATAACTTTGCAACTCTTGCGGAGGCATTTAACTTAGGCCCTAAGTACTGGTGGGAAATTTTAGATATCAACCCTGAAATACTAGACCCATTTGATATTATGCCGGGAACAAATATAAGGATTCCTTATGGAAATTAGTATAGACAGCCCTAGTTGGATACCGTTTGTTTGGCAATCTTCTGGAGCATTAGTTGATTTTTCTGTCAGCTTTCCAAAAGCTAAAGACCTAGACATTCTGCTTATCGGTGCTGAACTCTATCAAGTAGGTAGCGAACACGATATGCTAATCCTTCACTTTAAAGGTAACCCAGACCCTAAACAGAACGCCATACTTTCTAAAGACCCTGTTACCTTTAACTTTAGGTCTCAAAAGTTAAAGTCTACTTGGAATGGGTACGTAACTCAGATAGAACAATCTAATACAGTTGACGGTGGAAATACAGACATTATCTGTGTAGGCCCCTCTTTTTATCTTAAAGATACCTCTCAAAAGATATATAAAAATTTAACGGCAGATCAAGTAGTATCTCGTATTGCTACTAAGCACAACTTACAAGCGGTAACACAAAGACATCCTAGAGTAAAAGCTAGTATTGTACAAGCAGGGCAAAGTGACTGGCAGCTTCTTCGACGTCTTGCTAAATCAACAGGGTTTGTTTTGCGCTGTGAAAACACTTCGCTTCTTTTTGTATCTGTAGATAAGATATACAAAGATAAAAAACAATCTGCACCATACTTTTATTACGCTGGAGACGACGATAACTCTGGAGCTACTACTAGAGAAGTAAGAATGCTTGGAACTTGTTTTGGGTTTAACCCCATAGTTTCTGATAGCTCACCAGATACTGGGGTTCGTGTAGATCGAATAATTACAGGAATGCATACACAAAACGGGTCTGTGCTTAGCACTAAGCATAAGCACAAATCTAAACTTACAGGAAACGCAGGCGTTGTAGTGCCTAGCGAGGAGTACTTCTTATAATGAAGAACTTCTCAAACGATAACCCTGTTACGGACTCTTCAGCTTCTTTTCAAACCCACCACGTATATGAAGTGGCTTCGTCTTTTGCAGACGCTCAACATATTGCTACTGACTATTCTAATGCAAATAGATATCAACACAGAGCTGTAGTAAGCATTGTTGGTCACGCACCTCTACGTCCGTACGACCCTATATATCTTGACGGCCTTCCAAATGGCATGTCTGGGTATTGGACAGTACTGAGAGTCAAGCACATATTTGGTGGTAGGCCGGCCGACTATATGCAAGAGCTTATTGTTGGAACAGATGTATTAGGCGATACAAACCCAGATGCTGCTAAAAACTCTTCGTATAGAGATGTTCAATCAGAACTTTCTGGTCAATCTTTAAACAATGCAGAAGCTGTTCTTACTGAATACAAACTATCTCCAAACTCTTCTTCATTAGATTCTTTAGGAGGAGCTACAGCCTTAACGCAAGTTACGGTTGATTCTCCAGTCGGGGTTCCACCGGTAAGCGGTATGAGCCCATTTGCTGACACCCCTCCCAACCTATCACAGATAACAAATGTGCTAAAATGGACAGCTACAGATTCTGGAAGGGTTATTAAATGAGTGATACATATTCAAACTATGGTGAGGATCCTCAGGGACGTCTTCGTTTTTTTGGACTCTACTCTGCTATTGTTGCTCCTGGAGTAGACCCTCTAGGAAGAAACCGCGTACTGTTGCAGATAAGCATGCCTACTGGTGGTGAAGTATCTAACTGGGCTGAGGGTTGTTTGCCTATCACCTCAAACTCAAATCACCCAGATCACCTACCTCACACAGCCGCAGAAATTGCAGCGCTTCTAACCACCCAAGCAACATCTACACCAGATGCGTATGGAAGCACCGATATCCCAGCCCTAACTATTGTAGCTAAGCCTGGCGCAGGTCAGTTAAACCACGCATATACAAGATCAACTACTCCAAAGCCTGCTAAAGAAATGGTGGCAGCTGTTGGAAAAAGCTATGTTGTTAAAAACGCCCCTACATCAAAGACTGACGTTAACGAAAAAAGTCTGTACACTGCTGATAGTGGTCTTAGTGCACCAGGTCTTACCAGCTCAGACACATCAATAAAGATTCCTGAGCACACGTTTCACAGAAACCTTCCTGTGGTGGGGCAAAAGGTTTGGGTTATGTTCGTAGCCGGAGACCCTGAGTTTCCCGTATGGATTGGAGTACAAGCATGACAACAAGCATTGCGTATCCGTACACAATTGATCCTAACGGATTAGTTTCTGCAACAGGTAGTAGCACTAAGCTGTATTTGGACAGAGTTTTAACCTTGGTCAGCACTTACATAGGGCAACGTCCTATGATGCCAGACTATGGTGTAGACTGGTCTGGAGCTCTTTTTGAAAACGATAACGAGGCAAGAGTAGCCATACCTATAGCTATTAGAGGAGCTGTTGCCAAATGGATACCTGAAGTACAGGTATCAAAAGTTAATATAAACTTTGATGAGCTTGAAGGTACTGAAAACGTTACTTTAGAGTTACTGCTCCCTGACGATACTGTAACAACACTTAATATTAGCACAGCAACATTTAATATGGACGGAACGGTTACCTACTAAAATGCAAATTGACTATACATCTAGAGACTTTGAGTCTATCAAAGAAGACCTCATAACCTTAATTAGAACTAAGACAAATAGTGACTGGGATCCTACAGACTATTCAGATCTTGGCTTTGTTTTAGTAGAAGCATTTGCTTATATGGGCGACATTATGTCTCACTACCTAGACCGTATTGCAAACGAAACATCTATTGACACAGCTATTCAACGCAGCACGTTGCTGTCTTTAGCTAAGCTGTATGGGTATAAGCCGTCTGGTCCAACCCCAGCAGAGCTCTACGTAACCTTTGAAAACGTATCTACAGCTGCTGTTGATATTCCAGTAAAGACTCAAGTACTTGCGCCACTTTCTTACGGCCCATATTCAGCAGTATATTTTGAGACAACTGAATCAGCAACAGCTTTAGCTCCAGGTGCCTTAATCACATTAAGAGCTCAAGAAGGTAAAACAGTAAACACAGATCGTCCAGACCTTATTGACAGTACTTATAATAAAGCACTGCCGGCAAACATAGGAACATCTAGCGGAAATGAAAATCAGAGTTTTTTAATTGTAGAAGCAAATGTTATTGACTCTTCTATTAACGTGTACGTAGGACAATCGGCAGCGTTTAGTTTATGGAACTATGTGGAATCTCTTTTAGAGTATGGCCCTACAGACACAGTGTTTACTACAGAACGTAATAATAACGGCACGTTAAATATTATTTTTGGTGACGGAATTAATGGACAAATTCCACCGGCAAGTCAGCTAATCAGTGCTACATATAAAACCAGTGTTGGTGCCGCAGGAAATATTAAATCTAACGCCATTTCAGAATTAACTTTTATTCCTGGTAATACAGATACTCAAGCTTTAACTTACCTTACTGTAAGTAACGTGGCTCCAGCTTATGGAGGAGCAGATGCGGACAATACCAGTCAGCTCAGAACAAAGATTAAAGCGTCTGTGTCAGCAAGACGTCGTGCAGTTACTTTAGATGACTATTCTGATCTAGCATTACTAGTAAGTCAAGTAGGAAAAACAAAAGCACAGTCAACTGTTTATTCAGCTGTAAACCTATACTTGCAGACTCAAGAAGACAATAGTGCTGCTCCAGGCTATCCTCAAACTACAATTGCTACTGCTTCTGGATCAGGGTCCGTAGTTACTTACAACACATCTTCTGCTCACGGATTTTCTGTAGGAAACGTAGTCAACATTTCAGGTCTATACCTAACTCAGTATAATCTTTCTGGGGCAACTATAGCTTCTGTTCCTACTACTACATCTTTTACTGTAACAAATGCTGCTACAGGAACATGGAATACCGCAACAGCAAACGGTCGTACCGGACTCGCTATTAAAACAACACCCACAAATAACTGGTATGCGATTCAGACCGCTGTATTACAATACATGGCAGATAAGATTCCAGCAGGAGTAACACTAAACATATTGCCTCCTACATACGTACCTGTCTATGTAGACGCTGCGGTTACTATTCAAGATACCTATAAGCAATCCGATATTAAACTAGCAATTTATAAAGCATTGCTTGGAACTGATGGATTGTTCCAATACTCTAAAAATGTATTTGGAGGAACTGTTCCTATTTCTTCCGTAATTACAGCTATTCAATCTATACCTGGAGTGACCTCTACCTCAATTACTAAGTACAATAAAGACGGCAGCTCAAGCGCTGCTAACTTTACTGTAAACTTAAATGAAATTTTATACCTTACTTCATCCAACTTGGTGAGTACTGTAACTGGCGGAATTGCTTAAGGGAGAAGTAAATGGCAAAGTACGGTACTAGACGCTATGGGTCTGGATTTAAGTACGGTGAGTTATCTACTGTAGGTGTTTACTATGAGTCAAATCTTGTTGCTACGTCTTTAGACTACGACCTTATTCAAATTACCTGGAGTAATATTATACCTGACCCTGCGGATCCATCAATTACTCATTGGAAACTGGTAAAGAGTTATGTTGGAAGTTTAGATAACCCCGATGCTGCTACGTATGTGACGGGTGGAACTTACAGTTTATTTACAAACACTCATACTGATGTTATTGCTTTTACTCCTACGCAGGAGATTCACTACTCTTTGTGGGTATTTAACGGTATCAACTGGATTAATTGTGGGGAAGATTACGAGATTGTTATTAATCAGACCAGCACAATAAATACAATTACTAGATGGGTACCAAAAGCTTGGCTTAACCCTACCTCCGCAAATATTGGTGATGGTGTAGGTGAGAATGAAGACAATACTCTTTATAAAGTATTGAGTATGTATGCGTTTGTATACGATCAGTTGCGTTCTCAAGCTTATCTTTTAGGTGAATCGTCAAACCCTATCTACACCCCATCTGTTTTATTACGTTATGGTGTTACAGATCTTGGTCTTACATATGAACCTTCTTTGGGAGACAGTTATCACCGCTCTTTATATGGGGCAGGAAATACCATTAATGCTACTAAGGGAACTAAGTCCGGTATAAGAACATATGTTACCGCGTTAACGCATTGGGGTTCCGACATTGTTGATGGTAACAACTTAATGTTAGATTACAATGACTCCTCATTTGAAGAAAGCCTGGGACGTTGGGCAGCATCTAGTGGTACCTTGGCACAAAAAACATACGCCGTAGAAACAGGCGTGCCAGTTCCTGCTAAGACACAGGTATTGTTTGACCCTATTTTTAAACCTAGACTGCTTGGGTTTGCTCAGCTCACTACAGCTGCTACTACAGCGGTCACACTAAGCTTGCCAAACAGCGGAGACAACATAACTCTATACGGCATATCTGTAAAAGAGAACACTCGTTATTTATTTAGCGGTCAAGTACTTCATAGAGATAATGCAGCAAACGTTACCGCTATTATTACCTGGTACAACATGTTTGGGGTATCTTTAGGAAGTACAGCGGCGGCAACAGCACTGACTACAACCACAAGTTGGAAAGAATTTACAACCTCTTCTGACTCTGGAAGAAACGGTCGCGTGTCTCCTATTGGTGCTAGATTTGCTAAAGTATCTATTACAATAACTCCTTCGTCCGCATCATCTAGTAGGTACGCACTTGACCTATTTCAATTTGCTGAAGCTTACAGCAGCCTTGAATATCAAGACGCAAAGCTTATTAGAGTAGAAGCTGTAGGAGATAATGAAAACTATCTGTCAAATGGTAGCTTTGAGTCAGGTTTATTTGGGTGGTCTGCGTCTAGCGGATCTCTAGCTATTGATAAAAGCATAACCTCCGGAGTCACAACCTACGGTGTGCACGGAACACAGTGCCTTAAGTTTACAGCTACAGCTGCTAATGCTGCAATTGTTTCTGATTGGATTGCTATAGACCCAGGCAAGGTACTTACATTTAGTGCTTATATTTTAGGAACCTTTGCTGACACAGCTGTAGCAAAAGTTGAATTTTCTCAATATGTGTCTGAGGAAGAACAAACAAGAGTCTTTTTAGATACAGAGGGACAGTACTACCCTACCTCTCACTACACTGTTGAGTCTAGCGCTATGACCCTGTCTCTTACAGAAAAGAAACAAATATCTGTAACAGCTACTACTCCCGCATATACTAAAGATTCTGGATACCCTTTAGCTAAGGTAACCATATATTTTCCTGGAGCTATTAACAACAGAGTTTATTATGTTGACGGTGCGATGATTGAGCACAAAGATACTGCCAGCAGATTCTTTTCAGGCATTGGCGGAATCGCTCCTACAGATCCTACTACACAACAATATTACTCTCCTGACTATACTCGGTGGGAAACAAAGAACATAGTTAACTACATGTCTAACCCTGGGTTTGACGCAAACACTACTGATTGGTCATCTACAGGAACTCTAACAAGAGTAACAACAGATGCTTCTCTTGGACCATTGTTTGGAACACACTTTGGTAAAGTAGCGTACACAACTACCACCGCTATTACAGGTGTAGCTTATCTTCCATATGTTGCTGAAGGTGGGGAAGACTTTATTGTATCCGCATATGTAAGAGGTCCTGCAGCAACTTATACTATTAATGGAACAGCGTACACAGTACCCTCAACCGACACTGCGGTGTGGCATAGAATTTCTGGTGTCTACTCTCTTACCGCAGGAGCTACAAGCTTATCTTGGACAATCTCGGTTGTTGCAACAGTTGCTGGCGCTACGTACTTTCACATTGATTCTACTCAAGCAGAGTATGGTCGTATACCGCACCGCTACGTAGACGCTGCTGACGGCACAAATACTACGGCACTACTTAACCCAATAAACAGCGCTAAAAATATGTATGCTATTCAAGGAGAAAGCACCTACTCCGGTAAGTCTAACTTCTTACACAACTACGAAGTAAAGTTGTCTCGTCTACAAAATACACTTACAAACTTTATTGCTAACGGTACTACTATATCTGTTAAAACAGGTCACGAAAACTACGGCTACCCTGATCTAACGGAATCATTAATTCCTAATAACTCTTTTGAATCAAGCCTTGGATCTTGGGTAGCAGTAAACTCTACACTCAGTAGAGTAATTGTAAGGGGCTCTGAGTTTAACGAGGACGTTACTCACGGACAAGCTTATGCAAAAGTAACCACTGCAGGATCTGCAGGAAGCGTTCCTTTTGGAATAAAGACATCAAAGGTTTACATCTCTGATAGTGCAAGCTACTATGCATCTGTTGCCTTGCGACCAAACGCTGCAAACGCTGCTGGAACCTTTGCACTAAAGGTAGAGTTCTTTAACTCAGCAGATGTATCTGTGTACAGTAAGACAAACACTAAGACCTTTACTACTACCACACGTTGGGCATACCTAGCGGACACATACTCTATTGCTAATATTGCTGGGGCAGCGTACGCTATACTAACCGTTACATCTACCCCAACAGGTGGTTATGTATCCGGTCAGAACTTCCACATTGACAGAGTAGTGTTTAGAGAGTAGACTGTTTTATATGGGCACTTTATTAATTTCCGCATTGGCTGCAGCGTGTATCCTGTCTGCCGTAGAAGCATTTCTATTCTCACTAAACAAGTGGCGGGGGTTGTTAGGTCTTTTCTTTAGCACAATCTTTTGTCTACTACTTGGAGTCTCACTTAAGGAACTAGTGCCTTTTGTACTTGGCTCTACCTTTGCAGGTCTTACTCTCTCCCTAATGGTTGAGCAGATCTTTACAGGATTACCGAAGGGCAATTTGCCAAAGCGCATACCTCCGCGATAGAATATCTATAGAGGAGACATTATGCAATCACCATATTCAAACCCCTACTTGTCCATGCGGGCAAGAGGTTTATTCGCATACTACGCAGAGCTTGGACGAGTCGTATCGGCTGACGAGCTCTCTGCCGTCATGCCCGAAGGCAGGGATTCAATCCAAGGTGCGATCAACGAATTAAAGCGCGGACAATATATTATGACCACCCGAGAGTGGAATGGCACCAAGTGGTTTAGCGCAATGAAGTTCACAGAAGCAGCAAAAAAGCTCTTAAGTCTGAATACCGGCTTTTCAGGGCTCTTGTACATTGACAGTGATACAACTACTAATACTAATACTAATACTAGTAACAAACCTATAGTAGAACTACTACGTAGTTCTACTATATCGAGGACTGCGTCCTCGAAGAGTGAAGGAGGTAATGAGATGGGATGGGATTTAGATGGAGAACAACCTGCGCCAAAGAAGCGCTTTCGAATTGAGGCAGACGATGACGCTAGCGGTGCTGTCGGCAAGGTAGAAGACAAGAAGGCTATACGTCAGGCTAAGTATGGGGCAAAGGACCTAGAGTCTGACCCAATGCGTAACCGTTCACAAAAGCCAGAGGCTGACTGGAGCACCAAGGATCTTGTCGCAGAGTTTGGATCTTTGCTTAACCTAAGCCCGGCTCGTGATGTTCCTATGCAGCTTAACACTCAGAACCTTGCTATTTGGATTAACAAGATGGTTAAAGAAGGCGTAACTAGACAACAGATGCTTCTAGCTATTAGAATGTTCTTTGAGGACCCACGTCATCTTAACGACCCAGGTATCGGCGTTCAGATCTGGCGCAGGTTCATAGCGTACTACCCAACCGCACACGGCTTGGTTACCCGCGAAGAGTTGCCTACGTCCTATGTGGATGAAGAGTTCAAGGCTCAGCAAGAGAAGATGCTCAAACTACTAGGAGGCAAGTAATGTACGACTTGAACAAGATCGCACCGAGTATCCGTCACCGGATCCTACGAGCTAATCTGCCTATGAAGTCTATTGGTATGGAGCTCTCAGACCTCGACAACGGCCCTGCTGTGGACAAGGTCAAAATCTGGTTAGAGCATGTCCGCTCTGGAGTGGTCATTAAAAGCCCTGGAAGCCCCTTTAGCGGGCTTGGACTCCTACTGGTAGGGTTACCAGGTCACGGCAAGACGACACTAGCCTCTGTGGCCGTCCAAGAGCTTATTCGGACAATGCCGTTCGAACTAGAACAGCCTGGTCTATTCTTGGACTACCCAAAGTTCCTACGACTTGAGAAGAGCGCATTCGACGACAGCAGTCTAGAAGATGACTTAAAAAAGATTTACGGAGATGATCGTCATTCAATACCTTTGTTTATCTTAGATGATCTTGGTAAAGAATATAAAACTCAGGCAGGTTGGTCAGAAAATGTTTTTGACGCTTTGATCCGTGCACGCTTTAACGCAGGGCTTCCAACAATCATTACGACAAATGTTCGTACAGAAAGTTGGAGACGTACGTACGGTGATGCAATGGCAAGCTTTGCCCATGAAGCATTCATGTGGGTTGATGTAGAATCTGATAAGGGGGATTTACGCAAATGAAAGTACCTGATATGTCTTGGATGATCACACAGATGTTCTTATCTGATACGGGTGTGCACGAGGTTCATGTTAATCAAAATACGCATAAGCTGCGATGCAATTGTCCTGGGTACAGCACCCGTACCAACTGCAAGCATACACGATTTGTAAAAGATAAAATGGAGAAGAACAACGGAATCTATCCAGTTGAGATCTCTAACAAAGTTGATCGTTACGAAAGCCGTATGGCCTCAGAGGATCCTGTAGCATTCAGAGAATTGCTGGTAAACTACGGCAAGATCGTAGCTCTGTAATTATGCGCGGGGGCGATATATCTAACGAGATTCCTATGAGAGTTGTCGTCGCTTTAGATTGTATTTTATCTAGAACACTAAAGTTTAATAGAGTGCTTGGTATACAGGTGCCTTACGAAGAGGTTACCTATGACCGACAAGCTCTTTCCAGTTTCTGGAGGTTTAGAGAAAAGAATGACTACACCTTAGAGCTAGTTGGGTTTGAACATTCGCAAGATCAGATGGACAACGTGTTAGAAGATCTAGACAACCTAGGAACTAATCCGTTTAACTATTCAAAAGCTTATCCTGTAGTGGCAGATCTTGTAGCAGAGCTTCCATACAGGCCAGAAGTAAAGTATGTAATTGATATTAGTTCTCGTGGCATGCGCTACGGGCACTGGTTTTTAGATGAGGGAGCGATGCATGGCAGCAAATAATGAAGAGCGCTTGCTTTCCAAAGCCATTCGTAACAGGGATATAAGACCCCTTGTTGAGTCTGGTGTGCAGGAAGACTGGTTCTTTAATGATATGAACCGACAGGTGTGGAAGTTCATAGCAAAACATAACGAGAAGTATGGGGAAGTTCCTACTTCGGTTACTGTTAAAGAGAACTTTCCTACCTACACTTTGCATGCCGTAGAGGACAGTGTTGAGTATCTGATCGATCAGTTAATAGAGTATCGAAAGCGTCAAAAGACTATTGATACTTTGTTAGAGGCTCAGCAGTCTGTACAGCAGGGCGATCACAACGCAGCTATTCAGACTATGAGTTCTGCGGTGCAATCACTTCTTAACGACAACACTAGAGAGTCTAACGACGAGAACCTCAGCGAGAATCCTTTAGAGCGTTACGATGAGTACTTGAGTATTAAGACACGTCCTAACGGTTTGCTTGGTATCTCTACTGGATTTAAAACTATTGATGACATTACTGCCGGATTACTTAAGCAACAGCTGTGGACTATAGTGGCTCCGCCTAAGACAGGTAAGTCTGTTCTAGCAATGCAGATGGCTATCCGTGCACAGGATGAAAACCTTAAGGTTATGTTTCAATCATTTGAGATGACAGCAAGAGAAATGAAAACGCGTTACGATGCTATGCGTGCACATATCTCCCACGGTCGTTTGATCCGCGGTGCTCTTAGACCAGAAGAAGAAAAGAGTTACCGAGATCATCTAAGCGAAATTCGCCAAGAGTTCTGGATGCCAGACAACATTGCAGCTAGAACTATAACCGGTCTGTCAGCAAAGATCGAGAAGTTCAAACCAGACATTGTATTTGTTGACGGTATGTATCTTATGATGGACGAAGAGACCGGAGAGACTGAGAGCGAACGCTCACTGCGTAGCTTGACTCGTAACATGAAGCGTGTAGCTCAGCGTTACGATGTGCCTGTTGTAGTTAGTACTCAGGCTTTACGTTCTAAGATGCGTGGTGGCAAAGTAACCGCAGACTCCATTGGTTACACATCCTCGTTCTTACAGGACTCAGATATTGTTCTAGCGTTACAACGTCAGGATGAAGAAGATGATTCATCTAGATCTTTAACAGTGGCAGCAAGCCGTATTTCAGGTATGGGTTCAACAGATCTTATGTGGGATTGGGAGGAGGGACGCTTTGAAGAGTATGCAGCTTTCAGTGGCATTAAGTCCGTTTGATGGGACACAGCTGTGCACAGACTACGACACTGATATCTTCTTTCCAGAAGAATACGGTGACGAGGACGTGGCGCAAGCTAAGAAAATCTGTAATGATTGTTGGATCAAAGACAAGTGTTTGTCTTTTGCTATTAACACCAATGAAAAAGAAGGCGTATGGGGTGGAACAACTCCTGTAGAGCGCAGACGTATTAAGCGCAGGGTAAAAAGATGATGGACTTAAGAGGAGATCCTATCCACGTATGTATCTGTGGATCTAAGCTTTGGAATATACAGGCTATGTTTGAAGACTATGAAGTGTCTATGTACTTTACAGAGATGGAGTGTGCGTTGTGTGGCTCTAAAGCTACTGCGCCTACGCTTCCAGATAAGCCAGGGTGGGAGAGGGAGGACTGATGTACGCGGAGGGTTCAGTAGAAGGTGTGCTTCTCAATCTAGGTATTGAGGTGACACAGCGTGGCGATGAGTTGCTTGGGCTATGTCCTATGCACTTGGAACGTACCGGACGAGAAGATAGCAATCCTTCTTGGTCTATGAATGCTGAGAGCGGTGTTCATCATTGTTTCTCTTGCGGTTACAAAGGTACTTTGCTTACTCTTGTCGGTGAGATCAAAGAGTTCACCACAACATGGGGACGCGTAGACTTTGAGGCTGCCAAGGAATGGCTACGCAATAACGTCGAGGTTAACTTCGAGTATCTTGCACGCCAGTTAGAAGAAGCTCGCAATAGCTACATCCCTATCCCTGCACCTGTGGGGATGAGTGAGGCACGTCTGTCAATTTTCGACAGCGTAGCACCTGATTGGGCTTTATCTGCTAGGGGTTTGACAGAGGATGCTTGTGTGCTTCACGGTGTAAAGTGGAACCCTAACAAGAACTCCTGGATCACGCCTATTAGAAACCCTAACGGCTTTAAGCTTATGGGTTGGCAAGAGAAGAGTCAAACAGAACGCTTCTTTCGTAATAGACCTACAGGCGTAGCTAAATCAAAGACATTGTTTGGGCTTGAGTTGTTTAAGTCCGGAACAATGATTGTTGTAGAGTCCCCACTAGACGCAGTCAAGCTCTCATCAATGGGAGTTTTTGGTGCGGTATCCACTTTTGGTGCATCTATTAGTGATGATCAACTACAGCTTATGAAGGCTGCAGACAAGCTGATCTTTGCTATGGACAATGATGCTGCAGGTAGAAAAGCTTCGGCAGATATGCTTGAGCGTACACGTAAAGAAGGTATGGAGTGCTGGTTCTTAAACTACCAAGGCAGCGAGTATAAGGACATTGGCGACATGCCAGAACATTTGGTACACTATTGCTTAGAAGGTTCAAAACATTCTGTATTTGGAGAGGCAGCATTCTTATGATCATTGGACTAACAGGTTACGCACAGTCAGGCAAAGACACAGTGGCTAAGATCCTAGTAGAAAACTATGGGTATACTCGCGTAGCTTTTGCAGATAAGATCAGGGACTTTCTTTATGAGATGAACCCTATGGTAGATAACATAGCGTTTGAACCAATCTTATTACGTGATCGAGTAGACCGCGACGGTTGGGAAGTGGCCAAGAAAAACCCACACGTTCGTCGCACTCTACAGAACGCAGGTGTTGCCGCACGCAAAACGTTTGGTGAAGACTTCTGGGTAAATGAAGTGTTTAAGACACTTAACCCGGCAGATAACATTGTTATTACTGATGTTAGATTTACCAATGAAGCAGAGGCTATTAAGCTTATTAGTCAGTTTACTGGGGCAGAGTCACAGATCTGGCGTATCAAACGCCTTGGAGTAGATGCTGTCAACGCTCACGTGTCTGAGTCACAGATGGACGACTACCCTGTTGATCAAATCTTTACTAACAACGGATCTATAGAAGATTTAAGTCTCATGGTTAAGACAAGAATGATGTCTTCAGTATGATGTGGTCATGGGTGCTGGCTTGCATAGGCGTATTTGGTATCTACTTTGTTGGTAGAAAAACAGTCTGGGGTTGGTTAGTACTGTTAGCAAATGAAGTTATTTGGATTGTCTACGCAGTATCTACACAGCAGTATGGTTTTATTGTGTCAGCTATAGCGTATGCTATCGTGTACGTTCGTTCATTTATTCACTGGAGACAAGACGCGTGAGTTTTACAGGAACACTTTTACCGTATCAAGTTGAGGCCGTAGAGGCAATGGTGGCACGCAAGAAGATGCTTGTAGCCTACGACCTTGGCTTAGGTAAGACTGTCCTGACTATCGCTGCTATTGAAGAACTTAAAGACTTAGGTAAGATAACTGAGCCCGGTATTATTATTTGCCTATCCTCATTGAAGTATCAGTGGGCCGAACAGATTAGGAAATTTACAGATGACGCTGCAAACGTTGTGGTCATTGATGGAA